TGCCCAGCAAGATCCTAGCAATAACAACGATCTAATCAGGCTGGCATCGGCAACACACCGTTCGGCTTGTGTACGTTTACGTTAAACTCGACTTATAATGCCTATCCTGCCTAGACTGGAAGTCATCCAAGCCTATCTATCTTGCTTAGCATCATCAGGTTACCATGGCTAGCAAGACTTCCAAGCATTTCTATCCATATTCAGATAGCCCAGACTACCAATCCTCTGCCTTGCCTGGAATTCCTATCTTGCCAATTGCCCTGCTTACCCATCTACCCCTCCCCCACATCCACTCCCCGACATATGAGCACGTACGCCTGGGATACTGCCCCCGCGATCCACCCACTGATCCTATCCTGGTATTTGCTGACACTGGCCTGGATCACCGACTGGTAGTTGTGCTAACCGTCGTGGACGAGGAGTTGCTGTGCTGCCTGTCTGCCTGTGTGGCTGTGGCGTGGGTTTGCCAGGGAAGGCGGTGTGATGTGGCTCTGCGTTGGGCTGGGTGGAGAGGGGGCTGGGTGGTCCGCTGGTGGGTGGTGGGTGCGGGCCACTGCCTAGATGGGGTTGATCTAGGGTCACTGATGTCCCAGCGCGAAGAAGCAGACGAGTTCTACGGAGCCCATCGCTATTACGGCGTCGAGGAAGACGCGATTTCGTCTAACGAGCCAGACTCCGAAGAGTGATCCGACCCACAGGTGAGCGACCGCCTGAAAGGGGACAGATGTATGGCCGAGGATGCGAGTCGCTGCCAATGTTAGTGACACCCCGTATACCGTGGTGTACTTGACGAACGCATTGAGCATGTCGCACCTCGTTAGCATGATCGCGACGGAAAGCAACGTCTACTTGCAAGGGTGGTATTGGAATCCGCTGCGCCATGGGATGGGGTGGATTCTACCTGGTTCGTCAACCCCCGTACGGCGCCCCTCCTCCCCCTCCCCTACCCCGGTTTTGGATTCAGGAGTGGAATTCAGAAAAGGCTAAAACCAGAAAAATAAAAAAAGCCATCCTGGTACGGGGATGGCTGCTTGCAACGAATTTTCATCGGATGTCAGTAGTCCATCTTCTTGATTGACTGAACCACGTGGAGTGCGAGTGTCCAGTAGTCGGTGGCTTGCTGGGGGGTGGGTGTTTCGCACCCGTGGCCGCGGATTGCTTCCAGGGTGTCGCACCCTGAGCACGATCCGTAACAGACCCGGCAGTACCAGTAGTCTGAGGGCTGGTAGCCTTTGGCGCCGATCACGAACACGAGTGTGCCCTGGTACTCTCCGTCATCGATGGCGTGGATGCGAGTCGGGTCGAGGTTGTTCGGACCGTAGTCATACTCGGTGACGGCTTCCACGACGAGCTTGACGATCTCCCTGTAGTCAGAGGGAGGATTGGCTGCGAGTTTGGTTTTCATGGTCTCTTCGTTGGCCATGAATCTGTCAACGAGTTCCTGGATCATTTGGTCTCCTCTTGGTCGTAAAACGGCTTGATCGCGTCAATGGATTCTGCGAGTTCAGTCCACTCTCGTGTGTCTTCGGTCCAGGCGTCCAATGCCTCTCTGGCTGCATTGATCAGCCTCTTCGTCGTCTCCGGCACCGCTCGCCGATTCCACCGTCGGATTGCTTCTTCCGCCGTGTTGCTCGGCAAGCCATTAATCATGCAGTCGTCGCCGGTGCATTCGACCCAGAACTGCCCTGCGCGATCAGGCTCATCAAAATCACCGTCGTGCGACAGGACTGATTCTGAATCGCACATTGGGCAGGAAAGAATCGTCTCACTCATGGATTCACCTTGGGTCGTTTGAAGTAGGCGAGCATGTGGTCGAGGTCGAGCCAGCACAACTCCCATCCTTGGTCCCCGTACTCGTTCAGCGTATACTACACGCTTGCGTCTTCGGGCAGGAACACCTGTTTGTGCTCCCATGGCTTCGGTGCCGTCATAAACTCGTAGGTTTTGATGGCTTCATCTATCTCGTGAATGACAGGTGCATGGCTGCCAAACGTCCATGAGCCAGAGTCTAGTCTGGCATAGATGTCGTCGAGTTTGGCTTTGGCAGACCGAAGTTCTTGCTGGCTTTTGATGATCATGGCATCCTCACAGGATGTTCTCCGCGACAGTCTGTGCTTTGTCCACGCTGACATCGATCAACTCGAATTCGTCCTCGGACGAGTGCTTACAGATGGCGTCGTGGACGGTGTTCTCGGCGGCGTGAATCGCCATCCCATTGGTATGGGTGGCGATACTCATTCGGTCGTTCTTGACATCGACCTTGACGACCAGCACGACGATCATGCCGTTCTCCTGTTTGCCACAAGTGTGCAATTTCTGATCAGCATGGTGCCGCCCCGGGGAACCGTTTTCCCAGACACCGGCGCGGTGAAACTGCATCCTGTTATCTCGACGTGCTTCTGTGTCAGCCGAAGACACTCTGGCAGCGACACGTTGCAATCGCGGAGTATCAATGTGTCGGCGGCGTTTATCGCCGGGGCGTGCTCGGGGCCGATGTTTTGCCCGATCGCCTTGAAGCACCCAGGGTAGACCGCGGGTGAGGTCTTGACTCCCAGGGTTATTGCCCCGGCCGCCACGATACCGGAAATCCTGCCAACAAAACGACGTCGATTCATCGCGTTCCTCCTCGGTTTAGATTCCATCGCCTTGATCATGGGTGCGTTCGCGGGAAACCCACAATGTGTCCTTAGGCTCGTGGTCGGTGTCCACCTTCCACTCGGTGATGTTGAAGTCACCTGGGTTGGCTCGGATCAACGCGTCCACGGCGTCCGACTGTGTTTTCCCGATTCCTTTGCGGCCGACGCCGTGGGCCGAGACGGTCCATTCGTCTCTGCATCCTCGTCGGGCTTGGTTCTGGACAAAGGTTAGTCTCATTGGTGGCCTCAGAAAGGCATGTCTTCGGCATAACTAAAGTCGGCGTGGACCCCGTGCTTGGCCAGGAACTCCTTGGCTCGCTCGAACCTCGCCTTGGCGGCGTCCAATTTCTCGTTGATCTCGCCAAGGTCGCTGCGGGCGTCCCGGATCTGAGACCAAAGTTCGCTGCGTTCCTCGCGGCTATCTACGGCCAGCTCCAGTTTTTCGTTGACCCAGGCCTTGAGGTGCTCAAGTGTCGCTTCCGGTCCGTCTGCCCCGACAACCGCTGTCGCCCCGAGTGCCTCGTTCTCGTAGGAGCCGAATGAGCGGAGCCTCCGGTACTCAATGGTGGTGATTGACGGCGTGCCGTAGCTTACATCATCGCTCACGGTGTCTCCTTCACAATCTTGGTGATCTCGACCTCGACCAATCGGACGTCGCAGTGCAACTCGAACATCTGGGTTACCATGGCGTAGCCGATCTCGGCCTTCCTTTGGCTGTCGTAGATCTTCGGCGACGACGTCCACTCGCCTCCAGCGGCCCGGTTGCGGTACTGGATCGCGTAGAACGGTTCCTTGGTTGTTGTCTTTGGGGACAGCTTCGCCCCCGATGCTCCCGCAACGAGTGCAACCGAGATGACCGCGGCATCGCGGATCACCTCGCGGCGGCCTATGTTCATGCGTACTCCTTGGCTACCCCCGCGATTTGGAGCTTGACGATCCTGGGCTCAAGCAAGATCCATGACGTGGGTGAGAGCCAATTCTCTGCATCTGCCAGGCTCTTATGGATGACGATTCCAGTGCGCCACTCGTCGTTGCTGCCGCGGGCTCTGAATTGGATCGCATACAGTGGCGCACTGGCAGGGCCAGCCGCCTTCACTCCCCTCGGAAGCAGTGTCGCCAGTCCGCCAAGGATCACTGACACGATGCCGGCGTCACGGATCAAGTCTCGTCGAGTCTTGTTCATCGATGATCCTTTGGTTAAGACTTCCGATACGCTACCGAACCTTGGAATCCGGCAGGTATCACCATGGGATTCGTAAAGACAACACGCCCGATGTTTGTCTCCATCGACGTGATCTCCAGTGTGTCCAGGCTGGACACGATCGTTGTCCCTGTCCCCAGGTAATCGTTGTGCGACGTGTGGGGATGGGATGACTGCGATGGATTTTGCTTGCACTTGCACGGGTAGTAGCCGGTGAGCCCTAGATCGAGCGGCTTATTGCACGATGGACAGTTCATTTGATATCCTCCTGGGGAACGCATGGCTCGATTGTGCGGCCGAACTCTTCGAGAACGGCGTCTACGATTTTCGGATAAACTCGAACGATTTCATCTGGGATGCCGACGTATCGATGCAAGGACCGCGTTTTACGCCATTGCTCTAGAAGCAGATTGGTCGCGGGGCCTGGCGTGCGGCGTTTCCATTGCTTCAGAGACATGAATATCTTGCATCGCGAACACTCGACTTGATATTTTTCCTTGAAGGTTGGGTGATACTTCGCCTCTTCGCCGCAGAACGGGCATGACGGCAAGTCTTCGCTCATGTCTGTGCCTTCCTGATGGTGGTCTGATCCTTGCTGAACACGAGCCCCCAATGGTGTTATCGCCGACATTGTGGCTCAACCGAGGTAGAATCTTGGGAATTTTCTGGATTCCCTTTGTCGATGCGGCGAAACGAGATCACCCACACCCATGGTGAATCGTCCCATGAGCAGCCGTCTTTTTTTCCGTTGGTGGTTTCCCAAAGAAGCGCGAACGCTCCTGTTGCGGTGTCGCTCACCATCGGTCCTGGTGTGCCGCGAGGGTCATAGCCGAATCCGAAACTCTTGCCGTCTGCCTTGAATTCGTGCATTCCTTCCGCGATCGCATCCGCTTCGGCGATGTCCTGCAACCGCTCTACCCGCACGTCGGTGATTTCGAGTATAATGCGGGACGCCCAGCGAGGCATGTGAGTGGAAGGATGCCATTTCATGGGATTCGCTGGGCCGTCGCCCTTGGGATCGAAATGATCGGCGCGATACGACAATCCAGATTGAGACTCGCACCCAGGAATGTCCTTTGCCCATGTCTCACGCACCCAGAGACGATCTCCGGGCTGGCCGAACAGACAAGACTTGATGAAATCAAATCCGTCGCTCCATCGGTGGCGATCGGCGTGTTCAAGCAGAAATGGGTCATACTCAGGTTGCGGGCTAACAATCCGCCGCGCCTGCGTCTTACGCCCCTTCAAGACGGCTCTCACTTCGTGGGCCGCGAACACAATCGGACGTTCACGACGATCTTTCACGGTTTCTCCTCGATTCCTTAATCGGACTCGTGGTGGAGGCACAGTCATGTACTACTCGTCACCAGAGTTCGCGAACCTACTTGAATCAGCCAACCGCAAGATGGAGCAAGCGTCTGCGTCAGACGTTCCATCGGACGCCGAGGCGATGGCTCAGGCACTCGGGGAGTGCATGGTCAACCGCTGGCGACCCAAGCCTCGACGTTTCAGGAACCGGGGACACGTGGTCCCTCCTGAAACGTGTTTCGACATGGACCTGGATGGCCGCTGACCAGGTTGCAGCAGGCCTCGGACCACCCCGCCTTCCAAACCCCATGGCCGCATAGTTCTGCCCCGCACCCGCAGAGCCACGCGGCGTCCAAGTTGTTCCCCACACTCTTGCTGCGCATGTGGTGATGGACGGTATGAACTTGACGCTGATCAATCGGAGTCACTGGCATCAACTTCCTCCATCGCATCGCGAAACGTATTTCGACACAGTCCAAAGTGGCCGAAGACGAGGGTGCACGAGGCAGGGGAAGCCCATCCATCGTTTACAGTTGGCTTACCGCACAGTTGTGTTCCGCAGTAGCAGAACTTGGTTATCTGATCTCCTTCTCTGGCCGTTCGGGTTACCGCGTGGTGATGCGCAATTGGCATTCGTTCATCTCCAGAGCCACGGGTGAGTTTGCATGAAATACACGGCCTCAGAAGGCGAGAGTCTCAGTTTGTAGTATTCGCGGGTCGGCCTGATTTTCGCTATCATTGGCCTCCTTCGGGGATCGATCGGTCTCATCTTCCCGCGGTGCGCCATCCCGAACCCCTGCCTGAGTCTGGCATCGCGTTCCTTCTCTCGTTGTGTCTGGGTCTGGTGAGGCTTCGGGGTGACCCGGGTGCGAATCCTGTCCGAGGGTGTCTGGGTGGTCAGGGCCACGGCTAGAATCAAAGACAGCATTTCGTTCTCCTTTTAGCAGTCCGTACTGCCATTCGAGTCTCTGGGCCATTTCTTCGCGTTCCTTGATGATCCGCTTATACTCAATATCGCGTCCGACGGCGAAAAACGCAAGCCGTTCGATCTCTGGCCACGTGTCGTACGCTGTTCCTCCGTCCGCTATCGATCCAAATATCAACTCGCACACCCGGAGCGCCGCTCTGTGGCGATCGTTCACCAGATTTGCTTCGCTCGTCCTCAGAAAGGTCTCGAAATTCTTGATCAAGTGATCCTCAGTGGTCCAGGGTGAACGATCTCTGACCGAATAGTCGGTCTCCAGTGCCGGTTCAGGAACTCGATGATCGCGTTTCCGTCATTGTTTGGAACCACGCCTGTGCCGTGGCAGTTCTCGCAGTCCACGACGCTTGTTGATCCAGGGAGATGGATTCTGCCCATCCCATTGCATGTCGGGCATATCGTCTCAAGATTCAGCAGCACCGGTTCCTCCGTTTTTTGTCTTGGGTTTTTTCTTGGCTGTGGACTCGAATAGTTTCTTTAGCAGAATGCCCATGCAATTGTCGCAGACACGCATTGACACGTGTCTCAAACTGATCACAGTCACGATGTGTTCGTCGATACCGTCTGGTGTCGTGAACCTCGTGCATCCATTGCAACTGCCCTCGTCGCGAGAACTAGCCAGCGACACGTTGATTTCCCTGCTAAACCCCACCGATTCCTCCCGTCAGCTCAAACAGATGAATGTCTACCTTGCGTTTCTCTAGTTTGGTTACCACGAGTGGCCGAACCTGCCCATGCCAGTCAAGCCCACCGAGCCCGCATCCCAGCCTGGGGATCGCGATCTCGCGAAGGTCCAGTATCTCGATCACCTCGACCAGGTGGTCAAGGCCGTCGCTGATGTCCTTGAGCAGCGACTTGTCTCTCCAGTGCCGTTTGGTCGGGAAGTTGATGATCCACGCCGGGTAACCAGATCCGATCCCTGGCACGTTGGTGACAAAGACTCGGCCGGGGATCATCCGTTTTGCCTCGCACTCCTTTCGGTACAGGTCGAAGTTCTGCGGGAACTTGGCCTTGAACTGAGCCGCCAACCCAGCTCCGCAGACCCCGACGCAGTTGACGGGGTTCACGAGGGCCTCGAACTTGCGATCCAGAATGCTTCCGCTCCAACTCGTGATCATGAAAGTGTGTTCCGTTTTTGCTCTCAGGGTGACAGACCTGGGAGCCATTGATGAATCCGAACCAAATTCAATGGGTTACGGTTGGGTTCATGACCATGACGGCCATGTCTATCATCGGGTACGACCTGATGATATGGCGAGTGTTCGGCGTCGAGGCCACGGTTTCTCGCGTGTGGCTCCGTGCACACCAGGCGTACCCGGTGATCAGTTTGGTCATGGTTTTCGCCCTGGGCGTTCTCGTGGGTCACTTCTTCCTGCCACAGGATCAACTGAGGGTTAATACCCCGACCCCGACCCCGCCACCGACCACGACCTCGACCACGACCACGACCACGACCTCGACATCGACCCCGACATCGACCACGCCTTCCCGCCAGACCACGACCACGACCTCGACATCGACCTCGACATCGACCTCGCCTTCCAGCCAGACCACGACCTTGTTCTTTTCTTGACTGCTAACACTGCTTCATCCTCCTGTACTTGTGTGTGTTACTTGGCAACGGCCGCGAAACTTTCCACCATTCCGAGTTGCACAAACCATTCTTTGGAAGGAAGCGGCTGAGCGTCTTTCCACGTCTTGTCCGAGAATGCCCCGGTCTCGTAGACGATCTTCGCGTCCTGGAGAGCAACACAGGTGTTGTTGACGCCGATCAATTTCCCGGCGTAAATGTAGACGGCGCAGAACAGCACGACTTCTTCGCCGATGAGTTTGTCGAGCCCATCGCGTTCCACTTCTGTAACTAATCGCTTCATCTTGAGAATCTCCTTGAAAAAACGGTTGAGTGTTGCATGCTTCTTAGGAACCAACAACAACAGGCATCTCGCCAACTTTGCCCGCGTACCCGATGAACCGCAGCCTGTTGCCAGGTACGGTCTCGTACACGTAGTACCTGGTTCCGCTGTCCGAAATAACCCAACTGTGTCGCGTCAGTTTGCACAGGGGAACCATGGAGTGCCCATCGTCGGGGCCACCCACGTATACGAAGTCCTTGGATAGGTCTTGGGGAACGTCGTTGGTCAGATCCTGGGGCACGTTGTTTGGCTTCGATCGCTTCAGGAAGTCGAAGATCTTCGTGACGCGCACTCCTCCGGAAGTAGGGTGTCTATCTCTGCGGCACCCGCCTCGGTCACATGCACATAGTAGTCGCGACCTCCGTTAATCGTGTGGCCTCGCTTCATGAGGCCGAGTTCGATCAGTTTGGCGATGTCGGATTCGTGTTCACCGCCAACAGTTTCGCAGAAATAGTTGCGAAACGGCTTCTTGGCCCGACTCGATCCGAACAGCGAGTGGCGAAGGATCTCGCGTTGCGCTTTGGTTGTGGCGACATGGCCAGTCGATTTCTCGCTCATACGGCGATCTCCGGTGCTGATTTCAGCGGCCCGTAGTGCTGGTAGTCATTCAACGCGAACATCTCTGGCACAAGGAGACGGCACTGGTCCACCGACAGGTCCGGAGCCAGGCTCTTGACTGCCCCGTAGACGGTCAGGTTAGGCCACGGCAGAGGCTCGCGGTCGATCTGCTCTAGGACCGCCTCGACCTGGTTGTCGTAGATGTGGCAGTCGGCGATGTGCATGTAGATCACTCCTGGAGTCAATCCTGTGACCTCGCACAGGATGTGGTTCAAGAGAGCGTAGCTCGCGAGATTAAAAGGGAATCCGAAAAACATGTCTATGGATCGCCAGTGGCAGATCATGTCAAGGCGGCCGTTTACGGGTAGCACCTGCCAAAGTGTGTGGCACGGGGCTAGCCCCATCTTGGGCACATCGGGTGCGTTCCAGGCCGAGACAACCAGCCGGCGTCGAGAACGATCGAATGGGTTCTCGTGGACTCTCTTGAGGTCATCAACCAGGCGTCCGATCTGGTCCCAGTCCTTGTAGTCGTGCGGTCCGTCCTCGTACTCCCATCTACGCCACTGGTATCCGTACACGGGTCCGACGTTTCCACGCTTGTCGGCCCACTGGTTCCAGATGCCGCATCCGAGGGTTCCGATGTTGGTGTCCCCGCGAAGGAACCACAGAAGTTCCTTGACCACCGAGACCCACTGGAGTTTCTTGGTCGTGATCGCCGGGAACCCAGTGCGCAGGTCGTGGATAAACTGGACGCCGACCAACGAGATCGCATGCGGTTGCCTCTGCTCTTTCTCCAGGAATGTGCCGGTTGGCACCTTCTCGCCGTAATCCAAGATGGATCGGAGCACGTGTTCGTAACTTGTGTTTTCTCGAGGAATCTCGATCATCCTAGCATCCTCCTGGCGAATCTCGCCTGTCGATATTGAGCGTACCAGAGCCGTTTTGATTGCAGAGAAGAATGGCGACGCCGCCGGGTTCCACCGATCAGCACAGCGATCGATCGTAGGTCGTTCACAAGCATGTTCCCTCCCACATCATTGCCCCGAGATCGGTCATGTCAACAACGGCCTCTGCGACCGTCGGCACCTCGGCAGGCCCTGGCTTGTAGGCGTTGAGGGCTTCGTGCATCGCCTGCGCCATCGACTCCCACAGATCGGCGTCCTGGATGTCCTGTGCGGCGTCCATGACCCCCAGGATTTTGAATCGAGATTCGCACATCCTACGCGTGTAATCCTTCCCCATCGGCGAGCCTCCATCGGACTCTCCCTTTGACGCCTGCTCTGGACACGAGTCCGTCTGCCCTGAGCTTCCCGAGAACTTTGCGAGCCGCCATCGCTTTGCTGACCGTGCCCCACAGTGCAAGAGATACTTGCCTTGCAGACATAGGCTTTTGGCCGCGGAGGACCTCTATGGCCTTGGCGCTGATCGGAACCATGGAGGCTGACGGATCGACGATCTTTGACAATGTATCCGCGAGCGCGGGTGGTCCTTGTGGGACCACTGGAGGCGTCTCGTCTCTCATCCAGGCATCGTTGATCCACGCGAGCGCCTTGGACCACGCCTTGGCTTCCGTGCGAGCCCTGGACGCAACTTGGCAGTCTATCCATATCTCAGCGTAGTATTTCGAGAAGTAGCTGGCGTATCGGCATTCGGCCCCAGGGTGCCGATCGAGAACCCGTGTTTCGTCATCGGTCGGGACGAACGGTGGACGACTGCGGAGCCAGAGTTCCGCCACAACAAGTCCAGCGAGCCCGACCCCGATCCCTCGGGACTCCGCGAAATCCTCTATGGATTCAGTTGCCTGCACTCTTTGGCCTCCCTGGCGGCGATTGCGGCGTTCATGTCGGCCAGACACTGTTTCAGCGACACAGGGTAGCACCCGCCGGCCAATGTTTTGTAGGCGTCGCGAATCCTCTTTTGGTGCAATAGCGACCCCTCTTGGCAGCCGGTGCTCAAGGCGAGCCTGCGGGCATTCTCTAGAGTCAATACGTCAGGGTGATGGTCGCAGGTCATCAGAATATCTCCCATGGGTTCTTCGTGTACTCCTCGATCACGCCCTTCTTGCAGTCTTCCAGCGACTGGTAACTGCCGCCATTGGAGAGCGAGTTGTACCCGCCGCCGTACCAGTACCATTGATCTGGGCTCTCGCCCTGCTGGACAGTGGCAATCTTCCTGCGGTCCAATCGGCACTCGAACGACGGAACAAGCCGCATGCGGCCTTCGTACCCCCATCCTTTGCGCCAGTAGAAACGTGGCTTAGGCATCTTTGTCAGTCTCCTTGTTGACTTCCTGAGTCGAGAGAGTCATGGTGATCGGTTGCCCGTCAAACATGAGACGTGAGGCTCCTACGTTTGGCTGGATCGGCTGATTCCAGAACTCGCTGACCGTTTTCTTGACCACTGTGTCAATGATGGCCTCGATGTCGGCGCGCGAATATCGGTCAGACTCCTCTGCAAATGCCCTGAAGAACTTCGGATTCGCGTCTTCCGGAAGGTCGCCGACATCCTTCAGGAACGCCACGATGTCTTCCTTGAGTTTCTCGCCGACGATATCGACGTGCTGAAGAATATAGAGCGACTCTCCAAGGAGTTTGACGGCCCTCGGGTAGTTGTTGGCTGCGTGAACCGCGTAGTCGCGAAGTTCGCTGTTTCGCATCGCATCGCAGTAGGCGACGATGTATCCTGGTGAATCATGGATTCCTTGCGCGTCGTACGGCTTCCACGGCAAGGGGAACTCTTTCGGTGCTTTCACTAGCTTTTCTCCTGTGGTTTCCGACGGAAACTTTTCTCAAACTCAGCGATCCGGCGATCCGTGAGTTCGTCCAGTTCTTCTTGGGTCGGCGGTGGCGCATCGCTGGTCCGCACGCACCGCCCGCACACCCATCCGTGTTCTACGTATGACCAGTCCATAGGTTCTTGCTCAAGTACCTCGCCGCAGCGTCGGCACCACGGGGCTTCAGGCGCGTATATCATGGGTTCACTGGAACCCGTCCGAGCATCGACGAGTGACGAAACAGGCACGACATCACCTTGACTCCGGTGGGCAGGGGATGGTCAAGCGTGTACGTCTCGTACATGGTTTGCTGCAAATCATCTGCATCAAACTGAATCGTCTCTTGCAGGCGAGGAACACGGAACTCCGTGTGCTTCCCATGTCCCATGTTTAGCAGCAAGTTGTTCCATGGGCCACCGACGAAAAGGTACCATTTGTCGCTGAGAGCCATTCGTGGGTCTCCGGGTGCCTAGAGGATGTTCGCTTTCAGAATCCGCTGGACCGACATCTTGTGCCATCGGCCAACGATGACACGTCCATCCTTGCGTACGACACCCTTGTTCTTGGTCGAGATCCCGTCTTCGTTTAGTCGGTCGGCGATCTCTTTGAGAGACAAGCCTTCTCGACGCAGCCGCCGTGCGATGCGTGCGATTTCCATTTCACCAGGATTGTCGAGCAAGGTTTTGCCGTTCTCGGCAAGTTTTTTACCAAACGGGACAGAACCAGTTCGCTCGCCGCGAATCTTCTTGGCCTTAAGGGCTGAAATGGTTCTGACTTTGATGATGAGCCGCTCGTACTCGCCGAAAGCATCGACGATTCGGCGCATCAGCACGTCGGTTGGGCTGTCGCTTTCGGTGCCTTCGCCGGCCGCAGAGATAATTCGGGCACCTTTTCGCCGAACTGCGGCTTCGATCATTGCGACGATGATCGGGTCTCTGCCGAGCCGGTCTCGCTTGGCGACGATCAGGATGTCGCCTTTTTCGAGGCAGGAGATCGCCTCGAATAACTCTGGCCGATCTTCGAGCGGTGACACCGAACTCACTCCGGCGTCTTCGGTGGCGAAAATCCTCACCAGCTCAACGCCGAGGCGATCGGCGCACGCCTTGATGACGTCGTCCTGGGCGTTCATGCCAGCGCCAGATTCAGCCTGACTGTCTTTGCTGACCCTCTTGTATCCGATTGCTTTGCACATCGCTTGACTCCTGCCTAGCGTTCGTGATCCATATCCTGAATTTAACCTGGATTCGTAATTCCGCAAGAGCAATCTTCAAAAAATACCCAAAGTTTCCGAAATCGGCCAATCAACGGGGAGAAACTGTTCACCGGAGGACGGTCGTGAAAGAGCCTTGGCAGCCGATTAAAGGCGAAACATCAAGAAGTTACGCTGCGTTTATTTTTTACAGAGACTCAGGACCTGGGCGCAATATCGAGGATCTCCGGGTCCAGTTTGACGAGCAATTCAACTGCGTCTCGAATGTCGCCGGTTTGCGAAAATGGAGTCGCAAATTCAAGTGGGACGATCGATGTCTCGCTTGGGAAGCCCGGCTGGCTGAGAAAAAAGCCAGCACTGAATTGCGGACCCAGGAGAGGTCGGCGATCCGGCGTGCTGCCGACCGAGAGCGACGTATTGACGCCAATCTGCATGTGGCAGACTTGCTCCGTGACAAGGTGCACGAGATGCTCCGCACCCCCACGACGCGCGTCATCGAGGACTCCAAGACCACCAACGAGGACGGGACCATCACCTACCACTCGGTGGTGATGGAGCCAGCGAAGTGGCAGTTGCGAGACATCGCGGTGCTGGCCAAGACAGCCTGCGAACTGGAGTGCGTCGATCTGCTCAACGAGGGCAACAAGGCCCAGTTCGACCCATCGGAAGAGACGATCGAGGAAGCACAGCGGAAACTTGCCCAGTTCCGCCAGGAGCAGTTGAAGTCCCTGGAGAGCATCGAACTGAATCCGCCCGGCACCTCAGTCAACCCGATCGAAGTGCCAGTGAGGGAATCAGTGTGAGCGATGACAACCTGAAGGATGGCGTTGCCGATCCGTCCTCCGAATACCTGGCGTGTGCCGCCGACGCCTCTTATTTTTGCCACAATTACTGCATCATCGACGACACCCAGGGCGTCGCGGGGGAATGCGCGGGAACCACGCCATTCAAACTGTGGCCCGCGCAGGTCCAGGTGTTCTGGCGGTTGATGCGTGAGAAGCGACTGGTGATGCTCAAGGCTCGCCAGCTCGGGATCTCGTGGGTGGTATGCTCGTTCGTGCTCTGGGCGGCGTTATTCAAGGGCAACCAGGACATCTTCCTGTTCTCGAAGGGCCAGAGCGAGGCCAACGAGTTGCTTCGCCGCATCAAGGCGATGTACGAACGGCTGCCCGATTGGTTGCGCGAGATTCTCCCGCGGCCCGAGGGTGAGACCAAGCGGGACTTCAGGCTCACCAATGGGTCCAAAATAAGGTCGATGCCGGCGACCAAGTCGTCCGGCGTATCCTATACGGCATCGATCCTGGTGATCGACGAGGCTGCCCATATTTTGCAGGCGACGGAGTTAATGAACTCCGTGAAGCCGACGATCGACGCCGGTGGCCAGATGATCGTGTTCAGCACCGCCAACGGCGTCGGCGGAATGTTCCATAGCCTGTGGTCTAAGGCTCGCGACAACAAAAATGGATTTTCGACTGTCTTCTTGCCTTGGTGGGCGAGGCCAACGCGAACCGCCGAATGGTTCGAGAAGGTCAGGGCGGAATCCCCCGATCCAAAGAAGATCCCCCAGAACTACCCGGCGACGGCGTTTGAAGCGTTCGTGTCGAGTGGACGCGCGAGATTCGAGTACGAGTGGATCGAATATCAGACCAAGTTGGTCCGCAGTCCTACTCCTCGCGGCGAACTCCCTCTCAACATCCAGGCCATCCCGGGGGTAAGCCTCTACAATGCTCCAGTTGGGGGCCGTAAGTATTTGATCTGCGCGGACGTCGCCGAGGGACTCGAAGATGGCGAGGGCGACCCAGATTACTCAGCCGGATTCGTGATCAGCCTGGACAAACTCGCCGTCCAGTGCGTGCTCCACGGGCGATGGGAGCCAGACGTGTTCGCTATGTACATGATGAAGCTGGCTCACTGGTACTCGGACGCGAGAGATCCTCGGACGCTCCCGGAGATTGTCGTGGAACGCAACAATCACGGGCATGCCGTACTAACGGCTCTGAAACTCTCCAAGTACCGAAGGATCGGCGTCGGCCACGACGGCAAGCCGGGGTGGCTCACCAACGAGGTCACGAGAGAGCCTGCTGTCTCGTCTCTAGCCGGCCATCTCAGGGACAGATCGATCATCATCCACGACGAAGCCACGATCGCGGAACTCCAGTCCCTGCACGTGAACAAACGAGGCATAAGTTGCGCAGTCGCTGGTTCCCACGACGACCGCGCTCTCGCTCTCAGTATTGGATGCGGATTTCTGACTAACGCGCTCGCCAAGAAGCACGCCCAGAGAGCGGAAATAGCGGACAACCCATTCCAAGCATGGAGAGGATGATGTTTCCGGTGAAAATCTTTCGGATTGGGCTTGCATTCCTGTGATTCGGGATTAGAATCGTTCTCGGATTGCGAATCGATCTTGGCCTGGTGTCCAGGGAAGTTTTTCTCCCTTTCAGGAGTGATTTGACAGATGAAAGATTGGACGATCATGATGAGAAGGCTTGGTTTGGCTGTCGTTGCGCTATTGTCCATGACGGCGAGCGCGACGGCAACGTACTGCTCGTCGGCCGGTGTGTGCCCGTATTATCCGACCCCCGGTGGCCCGACTTACCCCACGGGATGCAGTTGTGCGTCTGGAACATACGACGTGAAGGGGACTTGCTATGCAAGGATGTACGGCGGCGGCGGCATGGCAATGCGTACGACTGCAAAGTACGCATTCCGGGTGCAAATCATCATAGCCAACGGCTTCGGGACGGTCCTCAGCGATTCCGGACTCAACCCAGGGACATTCAGTTGTGACTTCTGGGGATGCAGCAATTACTACGACAACACGCTGTTCTACGGCACGTGCGGAGCGTGCGAGGCCCGTGCAAACACCAGTTATCAGACGACCGCCACAGTCTACACGGGGTACAACTACTCGGGGTCTGACACGGACACGATGAGTTACTCAGGCTGGGACCAGGACACCACGGTTGTGGCCACAACGCCTCCGTGATAACCTGGAGGAGCACGCGAGTTTTACCATCAACGACAAATTTCGGAGGAATGATCATGAGTAAAGCGATCAAGATTCTGGCCGTCGTCGTAATCAGCGCGTTCGTCGGCTGGATTGGAGCGACCGCGATTTGCGCCCAGGTGTTCCAGGACGGGAAGCGCGTCGAGTTAGTCAGGGGCCAACATGGACCTGACAACACGCACATGCGCATCGTGTACGACCATCAGAACTATGGGGCACCGGGAGTCCTCGAAGTTCGCGCCAAGATAGAGGTGGTGCTGCCCGAGACGAGCCCTCACGTGCCGGACGCCCGAGAATATGACGTCTGGATTCGCGTGGGCGAGTCTGACGGGACTCTGCTGATTCCCCTTATCAAGATCGATCACGTCACCGACCGCAAGGGCGTTGGCCACTGGTCCAAGGACGTCTCCTGGGTCATACCCGACATGGAACCTGGGGAATACTCGGTCGGCATCTACGTGGCAACCGAACAGATGGTGAACACCAGCGAAGATGGCGTCTTTCCTAACTGCGAGGTCGGATCGCGTCACCTGATGACCGTCGAATAGAAAACGAATCCTCTTCGCTCTCCCAATGCCCATCGGATCTCCGGTGGGCCTTTTTTATGCGCCTCGTTGCCGAGACAGCCCTCAAAGTGGGACAGCGAACGGCTTTCTTGCGCGAGGACTAGATGGCACAGAGATACACCGCCAGTTCGGTGCCGATGGGCGATCTCAACGGTCTGAGTAACCTGGCCGCGTCGATCTCCGGACGAATTACCATCCGTTGGGACGAGCGAGCGTTCGTCACGCAGAACGTCTTCGGCGATGCCCGCGACTGGCAGTTGTACACGAACCGCAGGAACAGGTACGCGAACTACTGGTCGCACTACGAGGCCACGATCTACCGGCGGATCAACGAGTGGGCCGAGGAACTGAAGGAAGAGAACGCCCTTTACGAGCACATCCGCACCATCTACTCGCCAGCTCATCGTCTTGGCGAGTTCTGGGCCACGCATCTCTGCGGGGGCAGCCTTGACCCCGATGCCGGCGACGGCGACGTCAAGCCCACCGCGATACCTATCGTCACCAAAAACGACAATATTCGGCCAGCACTCTCCAAGCTCTGGCTCGACTCGCACTGGCAGTCAGAGAAGGAGATCTATGGCCGCTTCGGTGCCGTCATGGGCGACGTCATGCTCACCGTCGAGGACGACCCCGACGACAAACTTGTTCGGATCAGGGTGATCGATCCCAGAACGGTGTTCGACGTCGATGAAGACTCGCACGGGAACGTGCGCGGCTACGTTCGCATGTACATGCGTCCCGACCCCAGGCTAGAACTCTATATGCAGTCTGGTACGATCCCCGTGCCCCACGTCCTGTACAAGGAGGTGTGCCATCGCAGGGGCGACGAGATCATCTACGAGACCTTCCTGGACAATGAGCCATTCGACTGGGCACACCAGGATCGATGGGGGACGATGCCGCGCGGCACCCAGTGGATGGAAGACTACGGGTTCGTGCCGTTCGTTCGTGTCCAGCACAAAAACATCGGGCTCAAGTGGGGCGTGGGCGAATACTTCGGCCTCGTGAGCAAGCTCTTTGAGGTCGATGACCAGGCGTCGAAGCTCGGCGACCACGTGCGCAGGACCGTGGAGTGCCCGTGGCTGTTCGCGGGTCTGGTCCCCGAGAACATGTCGATCACCACCAATCAGCCCGACGACAAGGAAGGTCAGGGCCGGCAGCGTGTCCCGATCATCTACTCGTCGGATTCCAACGCCAAGGCCCAGGCGCTAGTAGCGACGCTGAACATCGCGGACGTCCTGAGCAACATCCAGGCGATCCAGAAGACAATCGAGGCCGAACACCCAGAGTTGACCGCGGACCTCGCTGTGGCCACGGGAGACGCTTCAGGAAGGGCTCTGCGTGTCGCCCGAGAGAAGGCTGAGGCACTGGTAACCCAGCGTCGCGCCGTCTACGACGAAGCGCTGGTCAAGATCCACCAGATGGCGATCGCGATCGGGGCTCAAAAGGGATACCCGGGGTACGAGGGGTTTGGAAAGAATTCGTTCTATAGCGGGGAACTCGCGCACACGATCGGCCCCAGGGCTGTTTTCGCCCTCAACGAATTTGACAAACTTGAAGAAGAATTGCATCGAGCGAATGTGGTGAAAACCCTTAGAGAGTCAGGGGTTCCGCTGGAACTCTCGATGATCAGAGCTGGTTACGACGAAAAAACTCTCGAATCCATGAAAAAAATGAGGGATGAAGAGATTGAGTACCAATTGCGTGCCGTGCAGACGAGGCAGCGTCAGGCGATGTCTGACGGAGCCAACTACGGGATCACTCAATAGAAAAGGATAATTCGATGACTTGGATCGACAAGGAAACTCTTGGCAAGTACGAAACTGAATGCGGGACCACGTTTGTGTCGGCTGATGGAAGTGTGGAGATCACGCGCTCGGATCAGCCGGTGTGCGTGGTGCCGTTCGCCGACATTGAGGAATTCTTTCACGAGCGACTCGATCGCATCGACAGGCAGTCGGAAATCGTCCGAGACGGACTTCGCCGGTCCATGTGACAGAAGCAGGAGCACGCCATTGATCACTGCCGCCGATCTCGAAAACAGGTTCACGTATCACGCCCCAAAGCCGAGCCAGCCCGACAAGTACGAGGGGATTCGCCACTGGGCCAAGGAGTTTGCTCGGCACATCGTCGCCAACACGCCGGACTCGCGCGAGCAATCGTTGGCGATCACGCATCTCGAAGAAGTGGTCTACTGGGCCAATGCGTCGATCGCTCGCCATGACGGAGAACATCAGTGAACCAACCATGGATCTGCCCCAAGTGTGGTCGAGGAGTCGCGCCGCACCAGAACGCGTGTGACCACGGCTGGCCGTACGTGTCCACGCCTGCGCCATGGGTGCCAACCTATATCAACGTGCCCCCTTCCTCTCCATGTCCGCCGACCCAGCAGACGACAAGGTCTGCCCCGTGGGAAGTTTTCCCGTGGAGTAAAATTCCGCGATGAGAGTCTTTGGAAGTTTCTGTATCGTTGTCTTCGCATGCTCCAGCAGCACGGCGAGCCCTGTGAAGGTTGTCGATCTGCTCAAGAAACAAGAGTTGGTCGCCAGCACCGATGAAGCGCGAAGGGCGATCTGGATTGGGATCGTGTCGATCAACGGGATTGAGATCAAGAGCACCAGCGACGAACACGAACCGCGCGTCGGAGACGTCTTGCACGTGGGGCGAAAACACCGAGTCTTTGGGCAACCGAAGGTTCCTTCCAGCGATCCTTCCCAAGTGAGATTCGGAGACCTCTCCGTGGGCGACAGGTTCACCGAGGACATGGAGCCGAGTTGCCGGTTGATGGAGAAGGTGGAGCGTACGGAGATTCAGTTTAGGCGATGGAGCGCCAACGTTAATGCGATGGGCGTAGGGTGTCCTGCGGCCGTCGAGTGCTACAAGGACGACGCCATGGTTTACAAGGTTGAACTGCGGGAGAGCAAATGATCCTGGTTGGTGATGCACTTGAGAAACTGAGGACGCTGCCCGACAGGTCAGTCCAGATGTGTTGCACATCGCCTCCCTATTTCAATCTCCGCGACTACGGGACAGGACGCTGGGAAGGTGGAGATCCCGCGTGCGAGCACGGCGTCGGCGTGGCCCTTGGTCCCAAAGGAAGCGTGGCCGTTCTGACCGGCCACGCTTCCAAGGCTGACAGGCTGAATCGCAAGGAATGCCGTTGCGGCGCGATTCGTATCGATCAGCAGATTGGACTGGAGAATTCGCCGTCCGAATTCATCGAGAAACTAGTCGAGGTGTTCAGGGAAGTCAGAAGGGTGCTCCGAGACGACGGCACGGTTTGGTTGAATTTGGGAGATGCGTTTTCAAATGACACGAAGTGGGGTGGCAGGTCGGACAGTAAGAACCAGCATTCGGCCGATGGCGAAATGGTCGGGCAGCGAGGACGCCGAAACACTGGATTCAAACCAAAAGATCTGATGTTGATACCGCATCGCGTGGCTATCGCTCTCCATGACGACGGATGGTGGGTTCGGGGCGACAATGTGTGGTCAAAACCCAACGCGCTACCCGAGAGCGTGACCGATAGGCCGTCTCGGGCCCACGAGTACGTTTTCCTGCTCGCGAAGTCGCAGAGATATTTCTACGACGCGGAGGCTGTCAAGGAACCTGTCGGGGAGTGGATGAGCAAAGACAAGAGATACGGGAAGAATGGAACTGGAAGAGACGGGGAAGTCAAGGACTGGATAAATACAGCGTCCATTAGCGGGCCCCACAAAGGCTTCAAGAACGTTGATTTCACAGATGGTAGAAACCTGCGTTCCGTGTGGGACATCACAACGAAGCCCTCGGGCGTGAAGCACTACGCCACGATGCCTGTCGATCTCGCTGAGCGGTGCATCAAGGCTGGATCTTCAGAGACTGGAGAATGTCCTTCTTGTGGTTCTACGTGGCGTCGGGTTGTGCATCGCACCCCGATCGGTTCTCCGGATTACCATCGGGGTGCGATGGCAGGAGAGATCGGTCGCACGTCTCCATCGGGCACCATGCTTGAACCTCCCAAGTCCGAGACGATCGGCTGGAAACCGTCCTGCAAGTGCCCCGAGCATGAACCAGTCCCACAGACCATACTCGATATGTTTTTTGGAGTCGGCACCACAGGTATCGCATCGCAGCGGCTGGGGCGTCGCTACATCGGGATCGAGTTGAACCCCAAGTACGCGGCGATTGCCGAGAATCGCATCAAATCAGACAAGTCCAACATGAGTCTATTTCCGTTGTAGGAGGTGTATCATTCCCAAAGGCACACGCGTTGATTCTGTGTTTCAAGCGCTGAAGAAGAAAGGCCTTCCTGTGGGCGAGGCAGCGGCGATCGCCCAGTCCAGAACAGGACTCTCGTTGAAGACTGGCCGCAAACCCAAGAAAAAGAAGTGAGCCAATGTACCCAGACCACGGCCACAAGTACTGCCACCACGATCGTCCGATCTTCCTCGACGACCTGATCCCCGGAGATCGGTTCACGGTGTCTCCGGATATGTTCGAGCGGATCGGCTCCCCGATGGAGCAGGTGTTCGTGAAGCTTGAAGATGTTCAGGTCGTTGACACCGACGGATCAACCAAGACTGCCAACTGCCGCGATCACTACGAGAATTCTTTTTACCTTCTCTCTGGAGACATTCGTGTCTTCAAGGTCGATGAGTCAACTCTCTAGGAGTATCGAGTGTACCAGGATCAGCGTCCCCATAAGAACCACGGTCATCCGGAGCACAGCGGTCACCCTGAACACTTCAGAGACCTCAAGCCCGGCGACATGTTCGAGATCAACGACTCGCAGTTCATGCGTGCGCGAGATCACGGCCTCGGGCTCCGCAGGCTCTACGTTAAACTCGATGTCACTACTGTCGTTTTGCACGGCGAACACACCAAGACCTGCAACGCCAGGGACCAGCACGGCACCCACTTCCACCTGATTGACGACGATACCCTTGTCACCAAGATTCACTGCTAAGGAGACAGGATGCGATTCCCATCCCGGGGCTACGTGGTGTTTGCGATAGGACTCACTTGCATGGCGGCGGTTCTCCTCACGGTGATCCAGCCAGCAACGCCAATTGGTTCGGTGACCGGGATTAGCTCTACTGGCATTCAGGTCACGTCTCCCGCTTCCGGCGCCAAGGTGAAGACCGGAGAACATCAGTCCGTGGCAGTCACTGTCACAGAGGGGCACTGGAGCGACTTCGCCCTGACGATCGAGGTTTCTGTTCGCGACGACAATGGCACGACGATGTGGAAGGGAAAGGGTGGCTTGAGCGGCGGCACCGCGACGATCTCATGGCCTGTCTCTGTCAAGCCCGGCAAGTACACTCTGGAAGCAAAGACAGTAGGGATGTTCGGGTTCGTGAACAGCGTGTGCTCGCACAGTCTGGAGGTGACTGAGTGATCAGTCGAGAGACCGCGATGCGGCGGGTGCTGTTCCCGTTCTCAGCGGGCAAGCCGTCCCCGCCTCGCCCGATGCTCCAGGGATTCGGGGACGAGATCAACCGGGTTCGGGTTGAGAACGGCCAGCACCCGCTGATTCAAGACCCGCTCGTGGACATGCACGCCCAGGAGTGGTCTACGGTGATGGCTGAGTGCGGGAAACTCTGGCACGGCAACCACGAGATGCGGTTCCACCGGTTCTGGCCCGACAGGCTGGCCGCTGAGAACATCGCCATGGGATACCCGAGCGTCGAAGCCGTAGTCGCCGGCTGGATGGCAGACAGGGCTCACAGATACAACTTGTTGCACGATCAGTGGAGCGTGGTTGGCGTGGGTCTGGCTCGCGCCGAGGATAGCACACCGTACTGGTGTGCGCAATTCGTGGAGTAACAGATGGCGAACTCAGGAAACTGGACCATTCCCTACGATGCCCGCGAAATTAGGGTGCAGTGCGAGACACTGAGGGATTATTTTAAGCAACAGAAAAAGCAGGCGTATTGTCGCTGGGTGGCAAGCAGGTCGGAGAGTGATGAGATGAAATACAATAGGAGCCAAGAGGCATCAATCCTCTATGGATCATGGGCACGCATGCTCGTGAACGCACCTCCCGGGATGGTCCTTGGCCTTGACTTCGAGGATCATGGGTTTTTCTTTCCGGAGATCGAGGAATGAGCGACTACAATGTTTGGCCGTACGGTTCTTCTGTCACGGGTGGCCATGTGCCAACAACTACGACAACCGTGAAGGTCATTCAAGACACGCCCGCGCCACGCATTGCGCCGATCGGCTGGCAATGCCCACGCTGTGACCGCGTGTGGTCACCGACGACCATCGCCTGCGCAGACTGCAACTCCAAGGTGGCCACTCGATGAACATCGATCCCCATGATCTGCGTTTGCTCGTTGGGCTCGCCTACGACCAATCGATGTACTTCGACAACTACGACGTGTTTCGCAAGATGTGTTGCTCGATGATATCCAAGGAATCCAAGGAGATCGCGGTGGCGCTGATCGGTCGATGGCCAGCCGAACCCGCAGTCGTGGCCACCAAGATCAAAGAGTGGATCGAGTTTCCGACGGAAACTTACCCGATGGAGGTGGTCAGGGAAGTGGAGTCGCTGGTCGATCAGGCCAATCGACTCCTCAAGGATTCGCCGTTCAAAGTCGTACTTTCCACCAAGGAGTGAGGCATGGGATTCGTGGAGTCTACAAAAAGAATCGCGGTTAAGTTTTGGTTCGCGGAAAACTTAAATGAGGCTGTTGCCTTTGTTCCAGGCGACCGAGTTCTCGTTGGCGGCGACATCCCCGCGATGGTTGTAGCGGTCCAGGTTCAACTGGAGAATCAGATCATCTACAAGGCGCAGTGGTGGGATGATCGCACATATAAATGCGAGTGGTTCCAGGGTGTGGAATTGCATCCGGCGTGAAAGGGTCTGTCATGATTCTGAGCGGTGTTCTCGCGTTCTGGCTCTTTCTGGCCACCGAGCACAATCCCGTAGACATCTGCAAGTGCCCGTGCCACGAGTACGCCCCTGTCTCCTCGTGGTTGTTCCACGACAACCACTGTTGCCACGAGTGCGGCCTGTGCGGGCTCAGAGTGCGAGTGCCACAGCCGAAGCCAGTGAGGCCATGGACACTGAAGGACAAACAATCTGTCGCCATGAAGGGCTGAACTCACATGGAACCCGTTAGCGTGGCGAGCGAGATGCCTCGTGTTCGTGGCTACCTTGAGGACATGAGTCCGGAGGCCCAGGTTAGGTTCATGCTCGACGCTGGTCTGACGACGCAAGCCCAAGCCGACAAGGCGATATCCAGAATTCGCGACGCAGAGAAAACCAAAAGATTAAAGGGGAAATCTTGATCGCTATTCTCGCCCTGTGTCTCGTCGCCTATGATCCGCCGCCAAACATCAGTTTCGCCTGGTTGGACTGGGCGTTTCGCGACGCCCAGGAGTCGTCAGTGCTCGGGTTCGCGGAGCCAGGATGGTTTGATGATCGCGAGGTTGATGCTCACATGCCCGAGGAGATCGCCGTCTGTATCAGAGCCATGTCCTGCGACGACTGGCAATGCCGCAAGCAAGGTTCAGCGGTGCTTAAGGCGATCGGCGAACCCGCGGTCCCATACCTGTTCTGGGGTCTGAGATCCAGGGACAAAGAGGTGTGGCTACGCTGCTACAACGTGCTCAAGGTTGTTGCGGACTGCCCTGGATGCCAGGGCGATTTGACGTGGTGCATGATGTGCAACGGGACAGGAACACTGTGGCCGATGGAGATCAGTAAACCCAATGAGTGACGCCCCGCAGTTCGGCACCTCCGATGTCACCGTTGACTCCCGCAAGACCGTGACCCCCGAAGAGTCCAAGGACCAGAGGGACCGCGGGTGGGAGTTGGTGCTGGCACTGTTGGCCACCCACGGCCTCCACGGCGTCACCGATCTCAATCTCGTCTCAGAGCCGATGCGGCTCCAGATGCTCGACGAGCTGATCGAGGAGACGTCGGCGGGACTCGTGTCAGCAACGAGCGATCTAATCGAGCACCGCACGTCTCTGCGGGCGTGGCTGCTCAGGTTCAGGGACATCCTGATCCCGGCACTTGCAGCCGCGACCATGCTGTTGATCAAGCGAAATTATATAGAATCAGAATTACTGGAGGCTTGGGTTTCCGAAACAAACCTACAGAACGGATACTTGTACAGATTCTTCAGCGAGATCCGCGACGGCGATCAGGTGCTCAACACATCCGCGATCGGCCGCACGGATCTCTATGCTCGCGCGATATGGGCAGTGGCGTGGCGAGTCTACGTCTCTTCCCTGGTCTCGCAGGAGAACAAGGGCGATCCCTGGTGTGGACTTTCGGTGCTCGGGGTGGCAGATCATTGCAAGGGCTGCCTGTCTGAGGCCGCGAAGGGGTGGCAGTTACTGAAGGACGTGAAGCCGATCGGGTCACGGGATTGCGGGTCACGGTGTGCCTGTACCCTGAAGACTATGACGTTTTCTCAGATCGGAGGCCGTCTTGGTACTCGCGGAGAACTCGATAGCGGCGGCCAAGGTGATCCTGGGTAGCGCGTACGGGGTCAAGAGCCTCGTCTGGGGTTTCACGATGACTCCCCAGGAGCTGATGGGATGGTCGGGGGCGGTGGCGGCGTTCGGGATGAGCCTCGCCTCGGTCTATGACAAATGGCTCACGAACAAGAACAAGGCCGAGGCCGACCGGATCAAGTCGCTAGAAGGCACTTCCGCAAAACTCCTAGAAGAGGAGAGAGCGGCGCGTGCCATCGAGAGAACGATGGCTCAGGCAGACCGTGCTCGACTCTCGGCCGAGATCACGCAGCTCAGGGCGGAACTCGAAGAGATGCGCGAGGTCGTCACGCATCTGACCAGGTCATTCACGATGGGGCACAGCAATGAAGCCAGCAAAGCCGATGGTCCCGGGTCCGTCCAAGGTTAAAGACCCTGGCCGCATGATTCCCGGCCCCTGCAAGGTCGATGAGCGGCTCGTCGTTCGCAGCAAGGGCAACGTGTCAACCAGCACTGGAGTGGTCAAAGAGGCCAGCTTCGGTCGTCCCCGCGGCGACTACAGCGCTGACATGGTCCCTGGTCCCGCGACTCCCAATGGAGCCATCGTGGGCACCGAGAGAACCAAGCAGGTCAATGAAATGGTGGAGTCGCTGATCGCATCGGGTCAGAATCGCGAGCGTTCCACCCAGATGGCGCTGGCGAAGATCGGCAACGGCGGCGGCAGTCTCGACAAGGCACCCGAGGTGCCCGGTGTCAAGCACGGCGACGACGTTTACGGACCATTCCGACGACCCCTGGCGTGAGGCACAGATGGCTCAATCCAAAGAATTCGATCACGGCTCGACTGTCCCCAGGACCACGGGGCAGAAGAGGTCCGAACTGAAGAACGCCGGCTACTCCGATTCGACAGCCGCTTACGTGTCGGTGGATCACGATCGGCTCACCGGTATCGCGTCTGGCAGTCCCCCTGACCCCAAGCCTCCTGGTTCCGCGTCTGGTGCGCCTGGCCCGATGGCCGAGGATCGAGACGGGATCATGGTGGCTCGAAACCAGAAGTTTCCCAAGTAAACAGAAGGCAGAATTCGTTTAGGATTTACAAGCCCCTGGAGGCATGATGTTCGCTGCGCCATTGGCATTTTTCTTTGCCGTCTTCTTCGTCGCGGCCCCGGAAGACACGGTCACAATCGAGTTGCCACGTCATGCGCGTGCTGTGATGACTCGCGCGCTTAGCAATCCCCTGGTAAGCGGAGACCACGTCGGCTTTGTGCTGGACGCTGACGAAGCGGAGTCTCTCTTGTCAGTACTCAATCCTGGATCTCACGCCGCTCCTCCGCAGGCTACCGGAACCACCAAAGCCGTACCCGCCAAGATGTCAGTCTGGGTGACGCGTAAAAAATTCAACGCGATCCGACGAGCATTTCGCGGCGGATCTGGGATCAAGGTCAAGCTGGATCGGAGACTGGCCGAGAGCATGACCTACAACGTGGCTTGCGCGTTCGACCAAGCGGATGCACAGAGATTGCTCTCGGCGCGCAAGCACGATCCCGGCAATCCCAATGAGCCGTGGCGCATCCGGGACGATTGTTTGCCTGGCGGTTATTACACCGGCGAGCATGACCGTGCCGGCCACAACCTGTGGTTCAATCCAGAAACCAAAACGTTTTACTATTACCAGTGAATTTTCCTCGGCACGTTTTGCTGGAGAAGCACGATGGCAGACCTTGCTCTGGATGCTCCCGTGACGCTGACTCTCGACGGATTCTCTCCGGTGCAATTCAACTTCGCCTCGCCCGGGGGCAAGTTCGTGTTCACCGTTACCGGCGATGCCCGAGCCGTCACCGGCATCTACATGGGTCCGAGGCCCATTGGCTCCGCTGGCAAACTCCGGATCAATCCCGGTGACAAACCTTGTGTTTGTGCCCTGACCAGCGTCGGCCATCTCGTGGTGGTGAGGCCAGAGAAGGCCGGACAGTACACGCTGAGCGTTCGACGGTGGCAGTTCTCCGACTACTTTACGGCCATGACCGGCGGTTTCCGAGGTCACGTCTAAGGAGACGACATGCTTTCATTGATTCTCGCTGTAGTGGTGGCCCAGTCTCCTCCGTTGAAAGATGCGCCGAAAGTGGCGTGGTCGTTGTCGATGACACCCATGGAGGCGACGGAGCCAGGGGTCGAGGTGAAGAATGACGCTCAGATGGCCAAGAAAACTGAAGCCTGCCAGGCTTGTCCCCCATGCCCCTGTGAATGCGGCAAATGCTGCTGCAATTCGAGGTCCAGTGACAAGGGAAAGGCAGTTGTATCGGCTCCAGAAGCTCGCCCGTTCGCCGGAATCGAGGATCGCGATCCCATCGACGAACCTCTGAGCAAGCGAGTCATCAAGAGTCACCAGGCCAAGAACGAGGCCACTGAGCAACCGCCGTACGCGGAGATCGAGCGTCTTATTCTGGAAGTCAAACAAACCCTGGCGCCTCGACGAGCACCCGAACCCAGGCGGGAAATCCAGCCCCCGCCTATCCCAGTTGTGCCCCAGTTTCAGCCTCGCATCTACGTGCGGACGTCGCCGCAGATCCCGATGTCGTGCTCGTTGCCCAGGTTCCAGTACGGGACCGCGGCTTATACCACCAGTGCTTGAAGATGAAAGGACTACCTGCCGTGGCAGGCTTAGCAGACGATTTCAAGGGCGTTGTTGACGCGGCCAAGGAGACGGTGGCCACGCTTACCGAACTCAGGGCCGTCTACGACGAGATCAGGGTCGGAAAGGTTGTCGTCGGCGATATCGCCAAGGCCTTCGCGGACTTCAAGAAGACTGTCGATGACGACCTGGCCGAGGCCAAGGCGCTGAAGGCAGACCTGGGAAACTTACAGGTGGGCCAGTACGTCCAAACCCTGGAAACCCTGGCCCAGCAAATCCTCAACCTCCGCACTCCAGCCCCGGCTCCGACCAAGTGATGTTTCCGTCGGAAACTTTCATGCTGGCCGCGGTGGTGGCAGTGTCTGGGCTCGCGGCGTTCGTGGCGTTGACGATTTGACCGGAGTGACACATGACCCAGGGCGAACTCGAAGTCGTCGCCGGCTACTGGCAGAAGGTGCTTCGTCTCCAGGACTGGGAGATCAAGACCGCCAAGAAGCGGCAGCGAGACATCGGCTGCAATGGGTGGGCGACGTGCGACGTCTGCTTGCCGTCGAAGGCCGCCACGATCGAAGTCGTTGATCCCATCGACTACGACGACGGGCCGTGGCCGTTCGACATGGAGCACCTGGTGGTCCATGAGTTACTCCATATCCACTTCGCACCGTTCAAGACGACACCAGGTTCTCACGAGGAAATCTTTGAGGAGCAAGCGGTCGAATCGTTGACACGTGCGCTGCTCTCACTCAATCGAATCACGGGAGAAAAAGATGGCCAAGAAGAATTGGATTGCGGGAGCAGTTGGATCGGGCAAAAACAAGCTCAGAGACAAACTGAATGTGCCTGCGGGGAAGGACATCTCTGCGAGCAAACTCGCCAAGGCAGCGAAGTCGAAGAACCCGACCGAGGCTAAGGAAGCGCGGCTCGCCGAGACTCTCGGGAAACTCCGAAAGAAGAAAAAATGATTCAGCCGGTCGATGGTTCCAGTCCCAGGCTTGCATCGGTGATCCTTGTCTCTATCGTGTTCGCCTTCCTTCGCATCTACGGCTACACGTCGGAGGCATTCCAGGCCATGGCACACCTATGGGTTGGTGGCCTGATCGCCCTGTACATGGTGCGGCGTCAGCGGGGCGTGCTGTTCGTGATCGTCGCCCTCTCTATTGTCGAGACCATCTGCTTCATCGCGACCCATCGTGGTTAACTACGTTTTCATCCAAATGTTTTACCACTTCCGAATCCAACCTCTAACTGAATAGACCGTTGTTCGGTCAGACAGAACTCACAGACGCACCGCTGGCGTGATGCCAGTGACGTGTCTGTACCGCTTTGGGGTGATCCCAGGGTGGACACATTGGGCAGCACCGCGTGATGCGAGGCTCCCAGGAGAAGAACGATGCCCGAAACGACTGTTGAAGATCCGATCGAAACCGAAACCCCGACCGAGACTCCTGCGCCGACGCCCGAGGAACTCCAGTTGGAACTGGAGAAGACGCGAAAGGCTTTGAAGGCTGCCAACCTCGACGCTGAGAAGAATCGCATCAAAGCGAAGAAGCTCGCCGAGATCGAGGCTGCCGAAGAGGCCAAGAAGACCGAGAAGCTCGGCGAAGACGAGAAGTTGCGAAAGCGGCTGGCTCAGCTTGAGGCCGAGGCACGCGACGCCAAGGTCCAGCAAGAGGTGGCGGCCCAAGAACTTCACCGGGTCAAGCTTGGTCAGGCGATCGAGTCAGAGGCGCGGAAGCAGAACTTCGCCCGCCCGGAGTTGGTGGCGAAGCTCGTTGACCGCGACATGGTTGAGTACGACGAAGAGGCCAAGAAGTTCGCCGGAGTCGTGGACGCCGTGAAAGCGGTGGCCAAAGAGTATCCGGAACTCCTGGGTGAAGGGATTCGTCGCGGCGGCGGGACCCCGAGTGGAACCGGTGCACCGCATCCGCGGCAGACGGGTGCCGGCAGTAATACTGATCCGATCCCGGCTCTCCAGCAGAGCCTACGTGAAAGCAAACAGATTCGTTACGACTGGTGATGCGAATACCACTCCCCTCCCTGTCGAGGTGATGGTTCGCGTCTTCGACAGGGGACTCATATCGATGGCAGCGATTACCAAGAGTACGAACGGGGTTGGTATCGCCACCCCGCTTCCGAACTACAACAGCATGATCGCGGGCCTGGCTGCGGGCGAAGCCCTGGCCACCGGCGACGTGATCTACATCAAGAGTGACGGCACCGTCTGGCGAGCTGACGGATCGACTGGCACGGCCAAGAATGTCGTTCGCGCGATCGCGATCCGCGACGTCTTGACCGGTCAGAAGGTCACGCTGGCCAGGAGTGTCCGTGTCACGTACTGCGACGCCAGCGGCCTGACGCCTGGCGCTGAGATCTACCTGAGCGCCTCGGTGCTGGGCGGCCTGGATACCGCGACCTCGACCAACTGCACAAGTCCGGTTGCGTTCGCGATCTCCGACACCGACATGCATTTCGGCGGCCAGATGTGATTCGCAGTCTCATTTCTTGATTCATTTCGGCTGTTGTTCAGAAAACACATCGATTGACATTCATCACGGCTCACCACCGTGAAGGGGGATGCTTTGGCTTTCGCAGCGGTTGGTGGTCTGCAAACGATTGATACTCTCGCCAGCAACATGCAGACCGTTGCTCAGTACGGCGAGGACCGAGCCTTCGAGGACTTCCAGAACCTACTCGACGCCCACAACCGCAACTTGATGGATATGCAAGACGACCTCGTCGAGCGTACCACGGAGCGGTTGGCACGCTACGGTAGCGGCGTCTCGATGTCCATGGAGGAGCACGACGAAAACGGGTTCGCTCGGCCCCAGCGGGTTCGTGCGGGCTCGATGGTCGGGTTCCCGCTCCGTTCCTACCTGGGCACGCTCCAGTGGAACCGGAAGTATTTCCTCAGCGCCACCGTGGCTGAGTTCGCGGCCCAGATCACCTCGATGTTCACCGCGGACATCGTGAACGTCGGGGTCCAGATCAAGACCGCGCTCTTCACCGGCACCAACTACGGGTGGAACGACTACCTCGTTGACAACCTGGGCCGTACCCTCGGCTCCGGCGTCTACCTGCCCGTCAAGGCACTCGTGAACGCGGACAGCGGAGAGATCCCCGTCGGCCCCAACGGCGAGACCTTCAACCCCGCCACCCACACCCACTACCTGGGCAGCACCAGCGGCACCGACGCGTCCGCCGCCGACCTCACCAGCCTCGTGACCACAGTCGTGGAGCACTACGCCGGTGGGTCGCCTGTCATCTACTGCAACCGAGCCCAGGAAGCCCTGCTCCGGACCCTCACCGGGTTCACCGCTTACCTCGACGCTCGCATCGTGGGTGCGACCAGCGCGGCTCAGGCCCCTGGCACGCCCTTGATCCCGACCAACATCTACAACCGGGCCATCGGGATCTTCGATGGCGCCGAGGTGTGGGTGAAGCCGTGGATTCCCGCCCAGTACTACTTCTGCTTCGTTCAGGGCCAGCCCAAGCCCTGCCGTCTGCGAGAGCGCACCGCCGGCTCCGGCATCCTTACCCTCACCGCAGAGGATGAGAAGTATCCTCTGCGGGCGCGCCACTATGAGAGGGAGTTCGGGGTCGGGATTTGGCACAGAACGAACGGTGCCGTATTGCAAGGCAGCTCAACGACTTACACCGCGCCGACCATCACAAGCATCATTGGATGACACTTATGTGTCTTGATGCTTTGCCCTCGAACACTTTCATGTGATCAGGGTTCACGCAAATGTTCACCCCGCAGGCCATCATGGCTCTGCGGGGTTTTTCTATTGGAAGTCCCTTGTAGGCGAACAGAGACATGGTGCGAACTGAGCAGAACATTCTTCGCTTGCGATCTGGATGCGTGTAGGCCATGTGCGGAGAAAAGTGGCCTTTGTAGATGTGTCCCTGCCAGAGCCAGCATCCGTTGTCATCCTTGACTATGTTGGCCTCGATGCGTTTTTTGACGGACTCGGGTTCTCCACTTGATTTCCTTCTGTCGGCATGCTGGCATTTCTTGGAACACAGTCTGCCATGCCCCCTTTCCTTGTCTTCGTTTTTGACCAGAAAGTCATTTCCACAGTAGACGCATTGCCTCGTGTTTTTTTCCTTGTCTTCAGCGTCATGTAGTGCGATGTGGCAGTTGGCACACAGGAGTTTGAATCGCTCTGGGTGATGATTGATCTCCTCGTATGACGCGGCGTACTTGTCTTTTCCAGACCACAACTCCTTCTCCGATTTGTCCACATGATGAAACTGAAGCGCTCGAAGGCATGTGTTGTACCCGCACTCCTGGCACCCCCCTCCAAACACGTCCACGTAGAATTGTTTCCTTTCGACCTGCTTGTCACTGTACGACATTGAACCCTCTCTGCGCCGTTGATTTCGATTTCAGAATGAACCACACATAGAGGGCATAAAAGGAAACTCCTTTTCCCCGGTTCCAAATCTTCACTTACATTGAGAGCCGTTTGTTTGCGGCCGTGGTTTTTTCTAGGGGATCGTGATGGCTAAGGACAAGATGGTAGAGAACAGTCCTCCGGACAATCAGATTGGGATGATGGCTGACGTGACTGTGCAGCCGAAGATCTACGCCACGGAGATTCCGTTGCAGATGCGTGACGACGGACCCAGGTCCGACAAGACGCGTTCTGGTGGCCAGATCGTCAAGAGGCAGGGGAATGTGTTCATCGTGGTTGACGCCGAGAACAATCGGATTCCTGGCCTGCGGTACGACCCTATCAAGCGGGTGGTGGTTGAGGTCGTAGAGTAATCTAACCTTCCGGAATTCGTTCCGGAAGGTTGTCTAGGGGGAAGACTCGATGGGATTCCCGATCACCATTGTGCAGGGTGTGGCCGCGACCACGGTCCAGCAGGCGTTGAACCCTGATGGGACGCCTGCGATCGGGGTATTCGCGGGCACGGAGCCCTTGTACGGTGCGGTGTGGCCGGGGAGTGCGTTCGAGTCCCCCAGTTTCACGTTCTCACCGACGTGGAACAACGGGTCGCAGGGGTTGGTTGCTTTCCCGTTCACCTCGGCGCAGACGCTGGGGTTGTGGCCCGGCCAGTACACTTGTTTGGCGAGGCTCGCCGATAACTCCGCTAGTTTGTGTTCGGGGTCGGTGGTGGTTTTGGCGGCACCCGTGGGCCAGGTGGTGCCGGCTGCGCAGCCATTCACGAGGGCGTTGGCCGACCAGGGGTTGCTGAAGAGGGTTGGGGCGGCGGCGGCGCGGGTTTCGATCACGCTTGACGCTGGGAGTCCGATCAGTCAGTTCGACGACCCATTCTCGCGTGCGCTGGCCTTCATGGGGTTGGGTCCCATTGACCCGATCTCGCCTTCGGACGCCGACATCAATCTCGTCACGCCGGCCAAGTGGCAGGAGTTGATGGACATCGCGGAGGCCGAGTTTCTGGTCTGGATGTCTGGGCAGCTCATCTTGATCTTGACGCAGGGGATCGAGGAGCAGACCCCTGACTACCGGATTCGCCGAGACCCGTTCGCTCTCCAGTGGCTGAGCAAGTACGGCACCGACAAGATGGCCAAGTGCCTCAGAGTCTACGGGTATGGGGCGGGTCGCGTCGGTGGCGGGACCATTGATCTCGGGTTCCAGGCCAAGGTTTGCGGTGGCCCCACCGTGCTCCCCGCTGACACATCGACTCTGAGTTGGAATTTCCCGTGATCACATCCACCATTCCGGCCGACATCGAGAAGTGGTTCAATTCGGTGGTCGCGGTCGAATACGACTCGAACGCCGATGGCTCTCAGGCTGACTTCGAGGGCATGGTGGCACCGATCTGGGTGCCGTTGCCCGGGGACGGCTACACGGCGCTGCGATGTCGGATCTGCGAGCAGGAGTCGCAGCGGGCGCCGGGCCAGGAGTTCTCCGAGGACCTGACGATCGCGTTGATCCTGTTCCCGATCTCGTCGAAGTTGCCCAATAACAAGGTGCTGAGGTTCAAGTACACGGACCCGTTGATCGGCGACACCTACTACTACTACGCGAACGGGAAGATCACCAATCCCGGCAAGATGAACAATTATTTGCGTGTCATGACTAGGTTGGGCGCGATCCAGTGAACGCGTGACATCGGCTATTGAGCCGAAGCAACGAGATGATATGCCGCTGCGTTTGTATGTCAATAAACGATGGATTCGGTTTCTATTGTCGTCGGGGACGATCCCTACTGCGCCATCAGGGCTATCCGCGAGCACTGCATCCACATCGGAGATCGATCTCTCCTGGATCGACAACTCCAGCAATGAGACGGGATTCCAGATCCAGCGTTCACCGGACGGTTCGACATGGTCGAACCTGACGACAGTTGGGGTAAATGCCACGTCGTTTTCCGACACTGGGCTTGCGAGCGCGACCACTTATTACTATCGCGTTAGCGCCTTTAACGGAGCCGGGAGTTCGGCGTTCTCAAGTACGGCTTCGGCCACCACGTCCGGAGGCGTGGTCACCTTGTACACGCTCATCGGACCTTCCACAGGTCCGATCGGATCGGCCTCATCCAATTTCACCGCTACCCTTGGCGCTGGTACGCTGGCCTCCCCTGTGACGGTGACTCCCAATGATAGCAGCGGCGGCGGCACATTCAGTCCGACCACCGTTACCCTTACCAACGCATCGCGGTCGGCCACATTCACCTACACGGCTCCGTCGGGTGGATCTTATACGATCGGCACCACCAACAGTGGAGGTCTGACAGATCCGGCCACGCTGCCGTACGCGGCCAGTGCTGCGTACATGGAGAATTTCGACTCTGATACGATCGGCCAGTTACCGTCGGGTTGGGTGGGCAATACATCCACGGGAAGTGGTGGAGGCTGGCTGGTCCAAACCACGAGGGCCTACGACGGCACCAACGGCATCAGCTTTACGGACCATACCAGCGCGTGGGCCGGTCTCACCACGCTATCGACGGTCAATCAGATGGCCACTGTCAACTGCCACGCCACGGGGGCCTATGCCGGAGTGTTCGTCCGCGGAACCGGCATCAATACGACAACGCCGACCTTTTATGCGGCCGAAATAGCCTCTGGTTCGCCTGTCATTCGCATCTCCAAGGTGGTCGCCGGGGTCCGTACTCAGCTTGCAATCTTCGGCTGTGACCAATCCCAAGCCTTTGTCGGCACAGATACGACATGGTTGCGCGTTGAATTCGAGGCAGTCGGTACTCATCTCAAAGCCTATTTCTTCTGGTACTCCAACGGCAATCGCTGGATCACACAGAGCAACATGCTGCCCTTGCGGACGGCCGTTCTAGACATCTACGACAGCTCGATCACGACAGGAACTGCGTGCGGCATATGTTCCTTCTCCGCCACCCAGACGGCCTATCTGGACACGTTCACGGCCATCGACATCACCGGGACGGACGTGAGACCTACGATCAGCCTCACGGCTCCGTCGGCAGGGACTGTTTCCGGAACTATAGCGGCTACAGTTTCCGCGACTGGAGGCTCAGGGTCCGCGATCACGCAAGTCATGTACGCGCTTGATCCTGTCGTGGCCAACGGGTTCACGATCAATTTCGGCAACATTAGATTCCAGTCTCCGTGGTCCTGCAACATCGATACACTGCGGTGGCTTGACGGAACTCACACGCTGGCCGCCCGCGCTTACGACGCCAACGGCAACTGGCAAGATTCGGCTCCTGTGTCTTTGACGGTCAGCAACGGGGCATCGGCATCAGTAACCGTGCCTTCTCTGCCGGCACGCCACTCGTGGGTCAAACTGGGAGTCACGTCGGAATCGTCGCCGGATTCCAGCATGCAGGCCGCTGTTCTCAACGACGTTAGCTGGGCCGAATGCACCACTACTGTTGGCAAGGTCACTCCGAGCGTGGTCAATGGCTGGTGCGATGCGGCCAGCGTCTCCAGGATTGGCACGATCATATACACGAATGTCAATAATCTGTACTCGTTCTTTTTGTGGGATTGGAACCGCTACGCCGACGCCAACAGCGTATCGCGAGAACTGGGCTTTCTGCACGTCTGCACGCCGTTCGCCCAGACCTACACTTACGCCAGCACGGTTCATCGCGCTAGCTCGTTCTGGGGCTGCTACCTGAAGACGGGCGCGGGTCCGTACACGGAACTGCTCCATGACCCCGACTCTCCCGCCGTTGGCAAATATCGGCTGACCAGCACACAGACTTTCGCAGCCAGCGTCAATGACTACCTGGCCATCGGCTACACCGAGCGGTTCCGCCAGATCATCCTGACGATGGTGACTCCGGCCTCTGGTGGTTGGACATACGTGATCGAGTATCCCAACGCCGTTGATGGAAGCAGCGTGCCCACCTCGTGGGGCACGATCACACCGACAACGGATGGAACATCCGGTTTGACGACTTCGGGCACGATCAGCTTTGAACCTCCCTCGGACTGGGCAGGCAGTTCTCCGGACGGTCGTACAGACTACCTGCAATGGATCAGGATTAGGACGACGCATACGGGCACCACGCCCTCGACGTCTGCCGTCTACGCCGAAGACTACCTGGGGACCAAGGCTTCTTCCAATGCTATCGTGCCAGTATTCGACAATCAGGCCGACGCCAACGGAGATGGCTACCTGAATGACACCGAGTACGCCAACCGCCGATCCGGCATGGACGCGCGGTTCAACTACTGGTCGCGACTGAACACGGCCTATGGCGACGGCGAGCCCGTGACCAATATGTCCGAGTCGGCGTACCGCGACTGGGTGGCCAGCTACATGGGAGCCATCGCCACCAGCAATGGCGCGACCGGACTTTTCATCGACAATGCTACGTACAACTACGGTCCAGGAACCATGCAGGGTTGGCGGGGTCGGTTCTCGACCGTCGAGCCGTGGGACTGGATGCTGGCCGATCATGGCTCGGCGTGCATGCGAGTCTGGCAAGTCTGTGCGGTCTCTGGAGGCTCTCTGTCGTTCTGCGTGGCTAACGTGATGGGCGGTGGAACACTCAATGACATCGGCGTAGCTACTCGCTGCCCAGCGCTCTGGCGTGAACAGTTGCTGCGACCTCTCTTCGATAACGCGACGGCCATGGGGACAAATCGCACGGTTCTCTTGACCGACACGTCCTATCATGGTGGAGATTGCATCTGCCTGCCGGGCTCGAAGTCAGAGGACTCGCTTTTCGAGGCACCCGGAACTGTGACAGGAAGTCCTACGTCGTCGTCGTTTGTCGGCTCGTCTGATCTGGATAACGTAAAAACGTACGCTACGGCCTACATGCAGTTCACATCGGGCGTGCTGGCTTCGTCAGGCCCCAACCAGATCACGACCTACACGCCGTCCACCAGAACGTTCGGATTCAGCACACCCTGGTCTCAGGCACCCACAGCCGGAGATGCGTTTGTAATTTCAGGAATGGATGCGGCTGGAATCCTCTACTCCTACCACGTGCATAGTACGCCAACGGCTCTCTGGACCGGTCTGGCGCTGTATCAAGATCGTCGTCTCCAGGTGTCCACAGCGGCCTATTACTACTGCGTGGCTACGCCGTCGAGTTATCTGGTGCCGTTCAACGCCACGGCTTCTACACCGGTCCAACCCGTAACAGCGCGTGCGACCGCCTTTAACGTGGGCGCCCTCACGGAAACGACTGGAGGCACACCCCTGATTGCGGGCGATAACATTGGACCCAAGGTATGGGCGACGGGCATTGATCCCTACGATGGTGTCAGCACCTACAAGGTGATGATCCGTCATTATGCCAACGCCACAATTCTCTTCCGCCCTTACGCCGCAGCGCAAGCACTCGCCATGGGTGCCCCGATGGGCAACACGAGTGCCGTCAGCTTGAGCTTGACGGCTGAGCATTCTGCCGGATTCAAGCAAGTTCTTTTCGACGGGTCGCTTGACTCGACGGTTATTACTTCGATCTCGCTACGCAACGGCGAGGGCGCGATTCTTGTACCACAGTGAGGATTGATTCTTGGCTACCTATCTCAATGAAGATTTTGAATCCACATCACTGGGTAGTTTGCCAACTGGCTGGACTTCGGCCAATGGTACGTGCGCGGTGTCCAACGACACGTCGTTCTCGGGGTCAAATTCGCTCAAGTTGACCGGCAGCAACGTCTATGTCTGGGGCTGGAACTCGTCCCTGATCGATTCAAACAACGGCCTGGTCTGGGCCGAATGCAAGGCCCATTTCACTACGTCGCGCACCACCTTCTCGGATGCGGCTGTCTATATAAATGCCCAGAGTGACCCATCGGGTGCGACGCAGCCAAAGAGTTACGAACTCATCGTAGGGTTCTATACGAGTGACGCAGGAATCGTGCTGAAAAGGAATAATCCTGACGGGACCACCTCGACGCTGAATACGTTCAAGCCGGCCTCCTACGGGGCGCTCTGGGATACCTCCAACTGGTATCGCATCATCCTGTATGCACGCGACCTCTACAACGAAGGCGCGCTACTAGGATTCCGAGAACTCACGGTAGCCATCCAGAGGACATCCGACAGCAATTGGCTTTCGAGCGCCGGCACATGGGTTAACGCGGGAGTCCTCACGCCTTGCTTCTCCTATCGTGACGCACCTGGCACGGCATCATGGTGGGTGGGAGGCGGTTACTATGCCGTGTTCGGCGGCTTCGTCTCCACGGGCCAGCCGGTCTATCTAGATGATTGCTTATTCCAGGACACGCCGTCTGTCCCGTCTCTTGGCTCGCTACCCACGTGGACGCCGGGCAACTCGGCCGAACTCATGGGGACATACACGGGGGTCGATACTGGCACCGCCATTGCCAACATCAGCGACGGAAACTATGACACGGCCTATGTTTCTACAGCCGCTTACGATGCGTGGGCTCAGCTTGACTTGGGCGCGAGCAGCACGGCTACTCTGACTCGCGTTCTCATCAGTCCGGAAACGGATGGCTGGTTCGAGTACACCCTGGCTGCCATTCAGATCGAGGGGGCGAACTCGTCGTCGGGACCGTGGACGTTGCTCGGAACAAGTTACGTCGAGGCCATCATGCGTTACAACATGATGCCCATCCCGATCACGGCGGGCTCGGCGTATCGGTATTTTCGCGCCCGCAACATCAGCAACCATTGCCGGATCTCAGAACTTCGTTTCGAGGGCCAACTTGCCGGCTCCACGACCTGGAAGCCGGTTCGGCCCGCTATCGCGCCGGCCGCAGGCAAGTTCGCCAACGGCTCAACGGTCACGATCACGACTCCAACGAGCGGCGCTAGCATCTACTATACGACCGACGGCAGCACTCCCACGACAAGTTCGACGCTCTACAGCGGAGCTATCACCCTACCGAGCAACGCCGTAACAACGGTGAAGGCAATCAGCTATCACGCCAGCGGAACGACGACTACCAGCGACGTGACGACCGGGGTTTTTACGTGCCCGGTTCAGTCTATCCCTGATACTGGAGTGCACGGATACGGCACCTCGAACAACTGGGCGGAAGACCTCTACGATGACCGTGGAATTCTGATCGAGGCCCATTACCCGTACCTCTACTACGAAGCAGGCACGTACTATATGTACGGGCTGGACTACAACACCGCGAACATCTCGTCCAAGCACGGGATGTACGGCCAGTGGCTCTACTCCAGCACAGACCTGTTTAACTGGCATTGCCAGGGCCGGGTAACGATTAACTCGCCGATGCATGGCGGTTGGCGCACTGCCAGCAACGCCTGGATTGGCAGGTTTTACAGGCCGGCAATCTTCAAAAATTCCAGCCCTGTCGATCCCAACAGGACATATGTCGCCTGGTTCGAGTCGGATTTCCAGTCCAACTTCCACTTCCTGGCATGCGCTACATCGCCGTCGCTACTTGGTCCATGGACGTGGCTCTATCCATCCGTCGTCCCCTCTACTGGCGACCTCACCGAAGACATGACGGGTTTCACGGATGTCGATGGTTCCAAATGGGTCGTCTACAACCACAACAAGACCAACATCAAGGCATGCAAGCTGGACTCGACCACGGACTGCACGACGTTCACCGGTACGTCGATTACCCTGAACAGCTCTGCAAACAGGGAAGCCCCCGTGCTGTTCAACTACAGCGGATCGTACTTCCTCATTACGAGTGCCTTGGAAGCGTACGGGGGCACTACCGCGGATCTCAAGTACAGCGCGGCCACCGATGTAAGCCTTTCGGCAGCCGCTTCGGCGCTGAACAGTTTCACCCCGGTACGGATCTACTCGTCGGTCCCGACTGCGGGGACATCGGCCGCCACCGCGCAGACGTGCGCAATCGTTCCCGTGGCGGGACACAAGGGCTTTGTGCTCTTGTGCGAACAGCTCGACCCGGCGGAATCTCCGCTCTCGTTTTACCATTTCCGCCATGTCTTCTACCCGGTCCCGTGGACGGCGATTACAACGGGCGGATCACCGGCGCTAGCGATCCCGATCGTGACGAGTTGGGATATGTCCAGTCTGCCCGCGAGCGGTGGCGTGTGGCCATTCTTTTCCGACTGTTCGTCGTCGAGCCTTAACGACATGGGGTTATAATTATGCTTTTCGACATCCAGAATGGACAGACGTCCGTCGTGCTCCGTGTCAAACTCCGCAACTCGTCGGTGTCCACTGGGGCAGGCCTCACGGGGCTCACGAGTTCCAGTTCGGGATTGATCATCTCGACCATCGCCGACAATGAAGCCTCGGCCACGGCATACACGGTGGCAGCCTCCCACGTCCAGACGATTACCACGCTCGGCACATACGCGGCACCGTCGGCGTCAAACTGCCGATTCAAGGAAGTGGACGCCACGAATCACCCTGGTCTGTACGAGTTTCAGTTCGCCGATGCTCGTTTCGCGGTATCTTCGGCAAAGAGTCTGAACGTCACGGTCTCTGGCGCCTTGAATCTCGCCGAGTGTGACTTCGTGATTCCCCTTCGGGCCGTCAACCCATACGACGTTGTCCGCGGCGGAATGACGGCTTTCCCGAACGTGGTGTCTGGATCTGCCGGTGCGGTCCTGGTTGACGGAACCGGTACGGCGGCGATCTCGAATTCTGCGGGCAAGGTATTGCTCCAGGCGACCCAGACTGGAGTCACTATCCCCACGGTCACTACCGTAACCAACCAACTCACCGCCGCACAGGTCGCGACCGGCGTATGGCAGGACACGACATCAGGCGACTTCACGGTTTCGAGTTCCATCGGCAAATCTCTGTACACGTCCGGCAACGCTCCCGGCGCGGCCAGCGGGCTGTTCATCGCGGGGACCAATGCAGCGACCTCGATCACCACGGGTTTGACCGCCCACATCATCGGGACCGTTGACACCGTCACCACGGTGACCAATCAACTCACCGGGGCGGCGATCGCCACTGCGGTGTGGCAGGATGCTACGTCCGGTGACTTCACCGTGGCAAGTTCGATCGGCAAGAGCTTGTACATCGCCAACGTGGCACCCGGAGCGGCCGGTGGCCACTTCATCGCGGGCAGCAACGCGGCCACCACGGTGAATATCACGGGCAACCTGACTGGTAATGTGACTGGATCGGTTGGCTCGGTGACTGCTACGGTCGGGGCCAACGTCACCCAGTGGACAGGAAACGCCGTCGCCTCGACCCATGTCAACGGCGTGCCCATCGTGGATGTCGGGTACTTTCTCGGTATTGCCGCCGCAGTATCGAACGGCACGGCTCAGGCCGGGGCAAGCGGTTCGATCACCCTGGCTGCCGGCGAGCCCAGCACTGCCAATTTTTACGTCGGCCGTCAGATCACGATCGTCGCTGGTACGGCGACTGGACAGGCACGGTTCATCACCGCCTACAACGGGTCCACCAAGGTTGCCACAGTGCACCGGGCGTGGGACGTGACACCGGACTCTACCTCGCAGTATACGATCGATGCGCTCGTCGAGACCGACGCCTATCAGTTTGCGGGACAGAACGTAGTCCTCGACGGCAACAATCTGCCGAACGTCAACGCCAAAGACTGGAACGGAACCGCGATCACGACTGTCGTCCCGAATACCAACGCCTGCAATACCACGCAGATTGGTGGCCAGGCCGCGACTGCGGCGAGCGGAGTCGCGTTCCCAGGTACTGTGATGGCCGCCGGCAACGTGACCATCGGAGCCTATGCGGGTGGCCAAGATCCCGCGACCCTGGTCCTCGACGCCCCGATCGCTTCGCACCTCAGTTCCGGATCGACCGGTGCCAAGATCAACGCCGCCGGCTCGTCCGCCGACCCCCTGGCCAATCCGACCAGCACTTATGCGACGCCGGCAACCGTGGGTTACGTTATCGGTCACAGCCTCGGCAACACTGGGGCCAGTCTCGCCGGCAACGTCACCGTGGGTGCCTACGCGGGGGGCGAAGATCCAGCGACGCTGCTGCTCGCGAGCCCGGCCAACAAACTGGCCACCGACTCGACGGGCCGCGTGATCCTTCAGCCGACGCAGACGGGAGTCACGATCCCCACCGTTACGACAGTGACTAACGAGATCACGGCAAGCGCAATCGCCTCCGTGATCCTGTCGAACCCGTCGCATCCCCTGGTCACCGACAACTCGGGAAATGCCCAGATCAGCCTGACTCAGGCGATCCCGACAACCAATACGCCTCAGACCACCGGGGACTCCTTGAATGCAGCCAGGGCACAAGGCTTCGGCAAGTGGCAGTTGGTCGGCACCACGCTCACGCTCTTTGGTCCGGATGGCTCTACTGCTGTCCGCACGTTTACCCTGGATTCAGCCACTGCTCCGACTCAGAGGGCATAAAGTTTCCGGCGGAAACTTTATCGCCTCGCCTGCATGGCGGGCGTCACTAACACTATCGCGCGGCCCAGTCAGACCTGACAGGTAAACCATGGCTCTTAACGCAGCGATCCAATTTGAAGTACGCCAGGGCGGAAGCGATACTAATTCGGGCGGCTTTAAGGCCGGCGCATCCGGTACTGATTGGTCATTGCAGAATACCGCTCAGTACGCGGTTTCCGATGGCGTCACTGCCGGCACGACCACCATTACGTCGGCAACGGCGGCATTTGGAACGGATGTCGTAGGCAACCTTGTCTATGTTTCGGGTGGCACTGGTTCCGTCGCCGCGAACTGGTACGAGATCACGGTACGCAACAGCGCCACCAGCATCACCGTTGATCGCTCCACGGGCCTCACGACGGGGACCGGGGTCACGCTCAATATCGGTGGCGCGTTCGCGACTCCGGGAGTGTTCACCACCGTTTCCGGCGGCATCGGTGGCCAGCTCGTCAGTGGGCAGACAATATGGATCAAATACAATGCAACCGATTATGTGTGCTCGACATCGACAGCCGGCCCAGCGGGTCCGATGTTGGTCAGCGCACTAAACATTAGAATACGAGGATACGATGCATCTCGTGGTGATGCCACTGGCAACCTTCCTTCCTACAAATGGACAGCATCGGCTCCGGGTGGAATAACGTACCTGATCTCACAATCCGGCACCGCGCAGGTGTGCTTTGAGAACTTGAAAGCCAATGGCAATTCGGTCAACAACGTTGGCGGTTTTCAGACATCCACTCGCGGAGGAACAGTAGGCTGTATCGCAACTGGATGCAGTGGAACCGTAGGAGTGGGATTCAATGTCAATGGATCGCCAGGGCATGCTGTCCAGTGTCTTGCGGATACATGCTTGTCCGGGTTTACTGGTTCCAATTCCGCTGTAGTTCATGGCTGCCGAGCAACTGGGTGCACAACCGGGTTTAGTGGAACTATCTCGTGTATCCATTGCGTCGCAACAGGTGGAACTACAGGGTATTCGACTATCAATATGCTCAATTGTATTTCAGACAGTTGTAGCACCAATGCTTTCATATTGTCGAACGGAACGACGATCAATTGTATCGCCTCAAACTGCACGGGCGGGACCGGTTTTGCGCTGGGTGCATCAATTGCAACCATGTATAACTGTGCAGCTTACAATAACAACGCAAATGCCAGCGGAACCCCTGTTTCCAACTTGGGTCCGTTCGCCAGCGGCAGCACCTTGACCTCGTTGGGTGCTGATCCCTACGTCAATCAAGCTGGCGGCGATTTTCGGCCCAACGCCAACAGCCCTGGTGGCGCCCAACTTCGTGCAGCCGGCATCGGCGTCTACGGCCAGACAGACAGCGAGGATATCGGCGCCGTGCAGCACACAGACCCGTCCGGCGGAAACCTTATAGTCTGCGTGGAGTGTTGAGGCATGCCTGACAATACAACGATCAACGCGATGTCCGGAGGCGACTCGATCCGCGACATCCTAAAGAATGGGAACAAGACACAGGTCGTCACCATTGACCTGTCGGGCTCGGGCGATGAATCGCTTATCGCCGGGGCTATGCCCGTCACCGGCACATTCTGGCAGACGACGCAAGCTGTATCCGTCGCCTCATTGCCGCTCCCGTCCGGGGCTGCAACCTCCGCGAATCAGCCCGCGATCGGAACCGCGGGTACGGCTGCTTCGGACGTGATTACCGTGCAGGGTATCGCGTCAATGACCGCTCTCAAGGTAGATGGTTCGGCCGCAACGCAACCTGTCAGTGGGACCTTCTGGCAGGCCACTCAGCCCATCAGTGGTTCCGTGACAGCCAACGCAGGAACGAATCTTAACACAAGCGCGTTGGCCCTCGACGCGAGCATCAGTGGCATCCTGGTAACCCAGGGATCGTCAACCTCGGGGGAAAAAGGCCCTCTCGTTCAGGCTGCTGTCACGACATCGTCGCCGAGTTACACCACGGCCCAGACAAGCCCGCTGAGTCTGGACACCAATGGGAATCTTCGCGTGCTCGTGACGCCGTCGGGAACCCAGACGGTCGCGGGAACCGTCACGGCCAACGCTGGCACTGGCACCTTCGCCGTCTCCGCGGTATCGCTCCCATTGCCTTCGGGTGCATCGACGTCGGCCAAGCAGCCCGCGCTCGGCACGGCAGGGTCGGCATCGGGCGACGTCTTGACGGTTCAGGGCATTGCCTCGATGACCGCCCTGAATGTCGATGGCAGCGGAGTTACCCAGCCTGTCAGCGGTACATTCTGGCAAGCGACACAGCCTGTCAGCGGGACAGTTACAGCCAACGCAGGAACGAACCTCAACACTTCGGCCCTGGCCCTGGAGACCGGGGGAAACCTGGCCACGCTAGCGGGCGCGGTCTCCAGTTCTAAAGTACAAGCCAATGTCGATCAGTTGGCCGGCACCACCACGGACACGAACTCGGGCAACAAGTCTGCGGGCACACTCCGCGTGGTACTCGCGACCGATCAGCCGCAACTCACCAATTCCCTGCTCGTCAGCCAAGCCACGGCAGCGAATCTCAACGCGACCGTGGTAGGCACTGGGACATTCGCCGTTCAGGCATCTCAGTCTGGCACGTGGAACGTGGGAACCGTCACCACCGTCAGCACGGTCACGGCTGTCACCGCGATCACCAACGCCCTGCCGGCGGGCACCAACCTACTCGGCCAAGTCTCGGCCAGCCACGAAACCGGTACACTCTACAGCGGCACTACGGCGTTGACGCCGAAGTTCGCAACCATCGTCGCGAGCGCGTCAGGAGCGACTACCGTCGTGTCGGCCGTGGGCGGGAAGCGCATACGCGTACTTCGGTGGAGCCTCAGCTCCAACGGATCAGTGAATATCAAGTGGCAATCCCATGTCACCCCTACCGACATAACCGGCCTCCACTATCTCACCCAGTACGCGGCGGCCGGCGGTGCCTACTGTCCGGTGGGCATCTTCCAGACCGTCAGCGGCGAGGCTCTCGACATTAATCTCTCGGCATCAGTCGCTGTCGGCGGCGAGCTAACGTATGTCGAAATTTAGCGTTATCGCGGCCGAGATCCGCGAACTCAACGGGGGCAACCGCCGCAAGTCTACGGCGAAGATCGTACCGCCTGACTACGTCGAGGTCTGATGCTTACACTCCTACTCTTACCATCCGTCAGCGGCTCCTCCACGATCATTGCCTCTGGTGGGATGGCACAGGGCGGCCGCGCCAATCTTCCCACCCACGGCAACTTCATCACGTTCGGCCTGGGTTCGACGGTAGTCGATCTGCTGCGGCAGGGATACTTCTCAGGGTCGCAGGCGACGATCAGCGGCAATCTCATCACGTTCGGGTTGGGATCGACGATCCCCGACCTGCTGCGTCAAGGATACGTCCCTGGCCCATCTCAGATCATTCCGCCCACTTCTCTCGTCGAGAACGTCATCGTCCAGGGCATGGGTGGACCCGTCCACGACATGCTGCTTCAAGGGTACAAGGGCCTCTCGACGACGATCTTCGCGTCGGCCGGGATGAAGCTCGGCGGCGGCGGCTTCCAGGTCGGCGGCATCCCCGAGACATTTCTCGCCGCACTCGTGGCCGCAATCCGCGGTAGTTCCGATTTGGCCGTATCAATTGGAAGCCCGGCACGAATCTACACAAATTGGCCCGGCGCCAAGGTGAAATTGCCGTTCGTGAAGATCGACGACTACACCGAGGAACAGCCAGGCGAGGCCGTCGAACACAACCAGATCAGGCTCACACTCGGGATCTACGGTAATAGCCTGACCACGGTTCGCACCTGCGGAGAGGCCGTCCAGAATTTCATCGACAGCCGAAACCAGAACAACACCTCGACTCGGCAACCGCTGGTGTGGGCCGACGGTATCGAGCAGGGCTGCAACCGTCAACCCACGCTGCCTCCGCAGCGGCTCGCAAAGACCATGTACGGCGTGGATTTCTTCTGCTGGGAACTCGACTACGAATTCGACTTCGATCCAGAATTTCAGCACTAACTGAAAGGTGATATCGAGATGGCTCTGCTTGTCTGCCACGAAGGGGAACTCCAGTTGATGAGCGACCTGATGGGCGGGGGCTCGCTGGAGAACTGGCTCCTCTGCCTGTTCAACTCCAACATCACGCCCGCCGAGACGGACGCCGCCGCCACCTACACCGCGCACGAGACGGCGTTCACGAGTTACGCTCGCAAGACGCTGACTCGCTCGATCGGTTCGTCCACGTGGAATACCCCGGTGTCTCAGGCACCGTCCGGATCTCCCCCGTGGTCGTCGAGGACAGCGGTCGGCCACACCCAGTACGGGTCCGCGCCGCAGTCGTGGACCTGTGGCACCACCGGAGACACCATCTACGGGTACTTCGTCCTGGGTGCCAGCAGCGGCAAACTCATCATGGCCGAGGCGTTCGCCACCCCGAGAACGCTTGCCAATGGGGATATACTCAGTCTCCAGCCTGTATTCGAAAATGCTTAATTGTTGATGTGACCGATGTTTGAGATGCGACGATGTATGATCAGTGGAGTTGATAGCGCCTTCTCAACGCTCCACCCCCTTCGGTCGATGCGAAACGTAAGTGCTGCCCTCGTGAGGCCAGTAATCTCGACCCACTCGGCAAGGCACTTGGTCTCTCCCTTGTACGTCAGCATCCGATTGTTGCTCTTGTTGCGAGCCTGCTCCTCCATGGTGGCCCATCGGACGTTTCCTGGCTCGTAGTGGCCATTTGACTCTTTCCTGTCGATCGTGTGGTCAAGCGAAGGACATGGACCAATATGGGAGTAGAAGTTCTCGAATCCCTTCTCCCCCAGCCATTCGTCGCAGATTTTTACGCCTTTTCCGCCGTAGTGCTTGTAGTCACCGCGAGATTCCTGTGTGCATCTGAGGATCATGGATCTCCAGATATTGTGTTCTCTGGTGCCGCACATGCCGTGGGTGATGTTTCTGGCGGTTGTCACCTCGTCTCGTCGGCATCCGCAACTTGTTGACGTTCCCTTTTTGAGTGAATAGCAGTCAACGATCTTCTCGGTGCCGCACTGGCAGCGGCACAACGCTTTGGCCCTTCCACCTGAGTCGCGTGGGGCCAGCGAGATCACAGTGTAACGTCCGAACTCTTTGTCGATCATCTCTTCCGCTTTCATGCAGTGCCTCCTTCCGGCACCTATCGCATGAATTCGGAAATCGCTGTTTTCGAGACGGTCAGTATTTGAAGCGAGGACTTGATGTCAGCAAACTGGATACCTCCTTCTGGTGGCGGGACGCTCCCGGCGATTTTCCAGACCAGCACGCACGCAGACCAGATCGGTTTCAACGATTCGCCGGCCAACAACCAGGGGTTCTTTTCGTCCGGAGTTTGGCACCTTCCCGGCTCCGCGACGGTTTACGTTGCGACGCCGGCTGACCTCAACATCGGCCTCACCGTCTACACCCATCTGCTGCAAACTGATCGGTTCTATGATGGCACCGACGTGCGCAGCCACAAGGGTGGGATCGGCTCGCACGTCGATATTGACAATAATGATCCGTCATACAATCCTTCCTCCGGTGTCTCTTACGGAATCACGACCTACACTCGCGTCGGCGTGAATGGACCCAGTTACGGCACCTGTCACGGCCTGAGTTCGACCGTGAACGTGCTCAATCAGGGCTCGGCGCTGAATGAGTACGCGTGCCTGTTCATGGCCATGTTGGGCGGCACTTATGACAATCATCTGATTGCCGGAGGCGACTTCTGGTTTACCGATTGGGGGCTGCACGGGCCGATCGGGGTGCAGCCGAGATTGCTCAACGGCGTCTCGCTGGTGACAAACAACTACTACAATGGTTCGCCCTCGGGGGGGCTTTCCGCGGGAATGGCGTTGCAGTCGCTCAGAGCCGCTGGACCTGGATTCGAGACGCATTGCGTGGGAGAAATTGCCAGCAACACGCAGGCGACGATCTACCCGATGGATGTCGGATATTTCGTCGGCGGCATTGCCACCGGTGGTACGGGAGACGCTTTCACTAACGCTATTCAGGTTGGTAGCAGCGTGGGGGTGTGGGGACCTCCGACCGGGAACCAAGCATGGGGCGGTGACCAGGGCCAGGTCGGGCGTGGAGTCGTCGTCAAGGCGAAGAATGCGGGCACGTCGTGTGCCAGGCTGGGCTCGTTTGTCTCCGAAGGCACTGGCGAGGGCGGAGGCCTCGTGTTCGGGCTCGATACCAACGATGCCAACCGGGCAAGTATCTCGCGGCCCGCGGCGGGCGTCATGACACTGCGAGGCAAGGTCAGCTTCGCGAACGGCGGCTACGCGGCTTCCACCACCGCGACCCCGACGAACGTCGTGGGCAAGATCGCGATTTACAACGACTCGGGCACGCTACTCGGCTACCTGCCGCTTTACGGGAGCCTTTGAACTGACAAGGTGATCCCGGCGCGCCGGGACTCACTGCGTTCGCTTGACAGGGTGACAAGGTGACCAAATACAGGCCCCTCACCTTGTCACCCGGTCACCTTGTCACCTTGTCAATTCAGAAGGGAGCCTTTGATCATGTCTTACCCGACCTACCGACAGGATTTCGAGGGTGGCACAACCCTCGCGACCGCGTGTCCGGAGTTGGTTGACAGCGACTCCATGTTCACGATCGACAGCAGCGGGAGCCATGCCTTCACGGGCACGCACTCGCTGTCGCTCACACCGGGCGGAAGCAACCACAACATCGTCAGTAATGCCAATGACACGCTGTCTGGCAACGTCACGCTCACGGCCTATGTGAATTTTGGCCAGACGCTCGAAGTCACGGACGTCCAGGCTCGTCAGTCTCCACTTAGCATCGCCCCCACCAGTTTCCAGCGGCTTACGTTCTCGGCCTCGAACGGCATCGCGATCATTCAGAGCAACGCCGGCACGGTGAGCACCCTGAACACTCCGATTTCGGGCGTTACGCCTCCCGTTGGGGTCTGGCTGTGCTGCGAGCTGCGTTGCAACGGCACCGCGATCTCGGCGCGCGTCATCAGGCAGGACACGGGCCAGTTCTTCGTCAACACGGGAAGCGGATCATGGTCCTCCAGCCCTCAGACCCAGACTGGCACCGCGACGATGACTCCGGCGGCTGGCGGATTCGGGATGCGGGTTGGCGATGGCGTCGGGTATTTTATTGACGACATCATCTATGGACCGGCCGTACCATCTATCGACCTGACCTCTTTCACGATCAACGGCGTCGGAACCGGCCAGCAACTCACGGCCGGCGGATTCACCGACCCGCTCTTTGGCGTCACCTGGTCATCGACCAACACGTCCGTAGCGACTGTCAACAGCACAGGGCTGGTGACCTCGGTTTCCGCCGGAACATCGACGATCACCGCGACGGGGAAACGAGACACGACCCAGACGGCGACTTCGACGGTCACCGTCAACACCACTGTGACCACTTACGCGGTGACACCACCGTCTCCACCGTCTGGGTTCGTTCACAGATTGAGCGGCAACTTCGCGGTGGCGCCCAACGGGACATACAGCGGGACCATCACCGGGACACCATCCGGAGGGGGACTCTCGGGTGCCGACGCGATCACGCATACGTGGTCGAGTTCTTCTGCTCCGCAGAATTTCAACTGGACCCCAACCGCCGTCGGCACCGTGACGATCACGTGGACCAACAGCGGTGGCCTCACCGATCCATCCGTCAACACGTACACATCGTTGGCGCAAACCTTATCTGTGTCGCCGACGAATTTCGTCACCAATACCACCGCGACCGTAACCGCGACCGGAGGAGGAACCACGTGGAACTCCGGGGCACCTACGTTCTCGTTCCTGGGCGTCGCCGGCACCTTTGAAGGTGCAGTCACGGTCATCAGCGACACGCAGGCGACGTTCAGTTTCACCACGGGATCTGCAACAGGCGCCGGGACATTTACAGATTCGACAACCTCGGCAACGGCCAGTGTTGCGATTTCGGCCCCACCTACTACGTGGGGATTCCCGAGCATCGTCTACAATTTCGCATCGGGCCTCGTGGGGACCGTCGGGTACACCGTGTCGCTGATCTCGGATGGGACCGTGATCACCCCGAGGACGACCGCCGGAGTTATCGCTGTTGGTCGTATCGGCTACGGCGCGATTGTCCAGATTCCGTTTTCTGGCGGGGTATCGATCGAGTGGGACGATGGAGCTGGGCATATCGTGGCCGAGGCTATCCAGCCCCGCGGTGTCGAACCTCCAAGTTCCGTGCTCAACAGCGGGATGAATGACATCCAGGCACTGGGGGAGATTCTCGCGATCATGAGTGGCCTGGCGTCCGGCTTCGTATCCTCGGGCACAAGTTCTCCTGTGTACAAGGCGCCGGACCAGGCAACGGTTCGTGCCTCGGGGACCGTAGACGAACTTGGGAACCGAACCGGCATAGCACTCTTTCCGATCGCTTAATCCCAAACCATGCCACGAACTACCTGGACCGGAACATGGTTTGGGCCAGTCAGCCTAAGTGGTCCTATCGGTCACGGTGGCACAGGGTTCGGCGGTTCCGCGTCGGTCGTTCATTACGCGGCCAATCCGTCTGCGACCGGCGGCATGTCGTTCGGGGGTCACTCCGCAGCCAATACCGTCGCCCAGTCCGGGGCTGGCGGCATGGGCCTGGGTGGCCACGCCACACCCTCCGATAGTGCTCGTCCTGCCGAGACTGGAGGATTGAGCCTGGGCGGCTCTACCCAGGGCTCTGTGGGCGTCCGTGTGGCACGCAGTGCCTCCGGGGGCGTATCCTTCGGTGGACGCGTCCAGACGCTGCTGACGCGTTCCACGGTCGCCTCGGGCGGCATTGGTTTGGGTGGCCAAGCCAAACTCATTGCGGGTGGCGGCGCGACGATCTTCGGGATCGGCGGAATGGCCCTTGGAGGCCAGCCGTCTCCGCTGACTGCATTTCATCCGGACCACTCCGGGGGAATCCAGTTAGGCGGCAAGTCGGCACGAGCCAGCGGGGTGTCCAGTAATGCCAGCGGAGGAATCAGGCTTGGCGGACACGCTGCCCCCAATAATTCATGGCGGATCGCCGCGACCGGTGGTATCAGGTACGGTGCTGGAGACCGCGGCACAAACCTCATCTACAACGTCTACACTAACACGGGCATCGGGGACCACGTCAGTTATCTTGCCCCGGTATTCACGACGAATCTCCTCTTCTACACGCCGCCGCCCTTGGTTGGTCCGTGCGACTGGTCGTTTCACGTGCGTGCCGAAGACGTAGAGACCGTAGAGGAAGAGAAGAACCTCGACGCCAGGCTGCGTATCGTCATCGACGCCAACGGCACCGACATCACGGGGCGGCCGAGTTCCCCCACCAAGATCGCGGTATTCCAGGTCAAGGGCGGAGTGATCCGCGTCCAGTGGATGTTCGTGCCCAGACAGGGTTCGTCTCCTCCTACCAAATTCAACGTCTATGCAGGGACGCCGTTGATCAATTACCTGGCCCCGGTGACCAACGTTGGTTACGTCGGGAGCGGGAGTTACTCGGCGACCATCAGCGGCCTGACCGCAGACCTTACGTATCAGTTTGGTGTCCGCGCTTACAACGCCGTGGCCGAAGATCCGAACACCGAGGTCGTGTCGGCGACGATCGACGGTACCGGCCCCGCGCCACCCGACAACTTCACGATTTCTGCAATCTGACACAGGGGGGCTCAATGCCTACTCCAACCAATTCGTTCATGAACTCGTCGGGTTGGCAGTTCACTCCAAGCGGCAGTTCCGCCATCCCGATCATCAAGGTAAAAGACTGGAACCTTAACAAGGGGATCAGTCGCGTCCGCGACTCTGCGGACTACGACGTATTCACCACGATCAACGTCTGCGATCACCAAGATCCGGTGATCACGCTCAGCACGTTGAACGCATTCTCTCTGGTGCTCGTTGACCCGAGCGTCATCGGCACGTTGTTCGGCGTTGTACGCGATTCGTTCAACGGAGCACTCACCGGAGGCGGTGCGGTCTCGCTGACATTGACCAACGCCTCGATCATGGAAGACCAGGGGTCCGGTGCTCACCGGCAGCTCGCCCACAAGAGCCTGCACTTTTGCTCGTTCTCCACCGACGGCGTCACGTCTCCGCTGTCGATTGCCTCGGTCTAATCTGAAGGAGATTCTGATGGATGCACCAGCCGGACGACCGGACGCCGTGCTTGTCGATCGCCATTTCCCCCGCGCCGACGACGGAAACCATTCGGCGCGGAGGGCAATGTTTGTGGAGCTTCTGGGCGGCGACCGCGTGGAATCCCGCGGGGTGATCCCGCTTCAGAAGAGTCTGCTCACGTCGAACCTCGATCACACGTTCTTGTTCCCCAAGAACACGCCCCAGGAGGGCCAGCGTCGCCACGACTGGTTCGTGGCCGAGAAGACCACGGAGACGCCTGGGTGGAAGAAGGGCGCGCAGGCCACCGAGAGTCAGATCGAAGGACACGGGTTCGTGCTCCTCGGCTACCTCAAGCTGCTGGAGACCGCAGAGTGAACAGCCGAAACTCCTGGTTCGCGGTAGCGTGGCTCCAGGCGATTGTGCTCGTAGGGATAGCGGGTGTCAGGTACGGAGAGCACAGCGTAGGACCGCAACCAGTCACCCCAACGCCTCACGTCGATCCTGTCAAGCCAGAGCCCGACAAGCCCGCGCCGCCCCCGATCGACCCCACGCCTCCGGCTCCCAATCCGGCCCCCGAGAAGTCGGTGTTCTTCAGGATCGGCCAGTCCTACCAGGGTGTGCTCGCGACGAGCTGCGCTGCCGGCTGGAAGTCAGGGCAGATCGCGATCATCGCGGGCAAGAATCCGGACGACGCGCTGAATGTGGTATCGAAGTCGTGGGGCAACGCGCTCAAGCCCAAGTATGACAGCATAATCAAGCCAGAGATCGCCAAGATCGCCGGTGACCCCAAGAACTACGGAGACGCTGAGAAGGCTGCGGTGGCGAAGGCGTTCGGTGATCTCAGCGAAGGCCTCGCCTCGGGAGCCGCGAAATGACCGACGAACAGATCCAGAAACTGCTTGGCTGGCGAGGCATCGACGCTGTCCAACAGCATCTCGTCCAGGGCGTCCCCGACTTCTCCGACGTCGCCTCTGATCTCTACTACGGGAGCAGGGGAGACGATCAGTTCTACCTCCTCTACAAGGCCATGTACGAGGTGTGGGGCACGCAGGATACGCCGTACGTGGCCCAGGAGATCGGCGATTGTGTTTCGCACGGATTCTCGCATGCGAATGACTGTCGTCAGTGCATCGAGATCGCACTCGACGGCTCCGGAGAGTTCCGCGAGACCGACACCGAGTTCATGTACGGGGCGAGCCGGGAGGTTGCGGGCATCCTCGGTCCCTCCGATGGATCATACGGTGGTGCCGTGGTCAAGGCCGCGACTCAGATCGGGATGGTGAGCCGCGAGATGCTCGGCACCGACGGCAAGTACAGCGGTGCCAGGGCGAAGCAGTGGGGGATGACTGGTCCACCGGCCAAGTACAAGGCGATGGCCGCCGACTACAAGATCGGTTCGTACGCGGCGGTCAAGAACTTCGACGATGCCGTGGCGGCGCTCAAGAACGGATACCCGATCCTGGAGTGCTGCGGCGTCTGGGGAAAGGGAGAGCGCGACCAGGACGGGTTCATCCAGGGGTTCGGCCGCGGAGGCCACTGTCAGGCCATCCTGGCGGCTCGCCTGGACAAGCCCGGGCTCCTGGTGTTCAACTCTTGGCCGGAGTCCGCGTACAGCGGACCCAGGCCCATGGACATGCCCCAGCAGGGCTACTGGATCACGCAGAAGCAAGCGAACGCGTGGTTCGCCATGGGCGAGGCCTACGCGCTCTCCTCGACACCCTACTTCAAGAAACGCGACATCCCCAAGTCGTGGAAGCTCGACGGTGGCGCTTTCCCTTCACTCTGAGGACAACGATGGGCACCATGATGATCCTTGTTCCGCTCGCCCACAAGCTGTTGTGGGCCGCGATCACCCGTAATCCCGTCAGTGCCCTTGGCGCCGTCGTGACCGCGATCCACGGCGTCATTGGGCTCGTAGAGAAAAGCAAGAAGAAGCCCAGCAAGGCAGAGATGGACCAGGCCTATACGTCGCTGTCCAGGGCATTGAACAAGGTCAACGATCTTTCCAGGTGACAATGAGGAACCAACGATGAGCGAGGAATTCACGGGGACATCAGAATCGGAATTCAGGAGGTCTGACTTCGTCGGAGGGATTCCGGTCAGGATGATCGATGGGCAGGAATGGTTTCTGGCTGAGCCCAGGGTTCGCCTTGTCCCAGCGGACAGTGACGTCGGATTCGAGGTCTTTCTATCCCTGGATGACGACGGAACGTTCAACGACCTCGTCATTGAACTCCAGTCGATGCAGTTCATGGACAAGGACGAATTCCAGAAGAACTGCACGTACCGCTACGCCGCGACCGAGATCAAACTCGGCCGCATGATGCTAGAGCGCAACTACACGCTCGACATGGAGCATCTCAGGCGGATCTTCCAGGTCAGCCATGATGCCGAGCGAGATCCCGTGGCCAACGGGATCAGGGAGGCGGTCACCAGGATCGTCGCTGGCGATGCCCCAAAAACTTCGGCCGATGGCGACGAGCAGTCTCCTACGCTGTCGGCCTCCTGAGTTTCGGAGACGGCATGCTGATGAGCGACTACTTCACGGCGGTCGCATTTGCTGCCACCGGTGTTGTCCCGCTGGTTGACTGGGCCGAGGATGATACCGGAGTCATCGCCGATTACAAGCGAGAACGGCAGCGAGAGAAGATCAGCATGATCGGCTGATGAGTCTTCGATATCGGCTGTTGCATGCGCAGTCGAATGAAATATTGAGAAGGCAGCGTAATGGCTAATAGGCGCTACGAAATTTCTTTGATTGTGAACACTCAGCAATTGACGCAGGCCGCCAACGCAGCCAATCAGGCTCAGGCGAGCGTCAAACTTGGTGCGACTCAAGTCGCCCAAGCTATGCAGGGCGTTGTCAACACGGTGACCAGCTATTTCGTGGGCATCCAGGGTGTCCGCGAGGCATGGCGACTCGCAACAGCCGCACTTCAGGAGCATATGCGGCTCCGCAAAGAACTTGCGGATATGAGTCGCACGGATGCTCAAAAAGCAGACGAGTACCGCAAGAGCCTTCGCGAGTACGTTCGTAACGCAGGCGGCTTTACCGATCCCTCTAAAGGCATGAAGTTGTTCCAGGAGGCGGGACAATTTCAGAAGGACACAGGACTGGAAGGAAAAGAAGGCGTCGATTTTTTAACTCGCTGGGCCAGCGACGTGTCCCAGTACATCGGAGACCCCGGCAATAAGAGCAAGGCTGGGCTCATCAATGAGGCCCAAGGGAAATACGTCAGGGATAAGATCGGGAAAACAGTCGCGGGCATGGGTATTCCGGGAAAGGCCGGCGTCAAACTTGGTGGCGCGATCATCGGAGCCACCAACTGGAATCAATTCGGGAACAAAGCCGGCGCGACCGCACATGCTGGATTCGAGAGGTTTCTTCAGATCTCATCGGAAGGCAAAGGAGACGTCGAACGCAACATGGAACTTGGTGCCAGGTTCATCAACGAAATGGTCCAGGTAGACCGAAGTGAAGGCCGAATCGGAGGAGAGGGCAATACGGCAACAGATCGCGCAGCAGTTCTATTGCGAGAGGTCTCCGAATACAATGATCAGGAGGCCGAGGTTTTCGCCAGGAATGCGGTCGAATTCGCCCGCCAAACCGGCAAGAAGTCTGTCGCCAAGACTCTCAAGGAGGCAGGCATAAACATGAGCGATAATCCCGTCGAGGACTTCGTAAAACTTCAGAAGTATTTCAAGAAACAAAAGGGAGGGAAAGTAGGAGAGGCCAACGAGACGATGATCGACTTCATGCGCAACAAGATGAAGGGTAACATTCGGAGTGCGGCCGGCACCTATGCCATAGCTATGGCGGAAGAAAAAGGCTTAGGGCAGGCTGCCATGGAAGCCGTGAAAGGAATCACTCCGGATACCGTTGCCGGTCTCCAGGCGAAGTGGCTTGAGGCTGACCCTTCGATGGCGATGTCCCAGGCCAGAGAGGCTGCCGCAGCCGAGGCTCGCAATAAGGGGCTTCTCCAGCTCCACGCTGAGACCGCGAGAACAAGGGCCGAAGAGTTATACACGGCTCGCGGATACGGAGTCCTCGGAGATCCGAGATCCAGTATCGAGAAAGGTTCTTTGATGAACCATTTCCCATTCACTATGTTCCAGGCTGGATGGGATGAGAAAAAAGAGGGTCCTGGTTTTGAACTTTACAAGGAGTTGATGCTCAGGAATCACCCAGAGCAGTTCCAGGGATATGACAAGCTGACACCGGACATGCAGCGGGCGACCATGAACGCGGCGACCGTCGGATACTGGAACTCCGACGAAGCCAGCAGAGCCAACAAGTTCAATAAAGAAGTCGGAATCTATGAAGCACGCGAGGGCAAGGACGTGATCGCCTTGCTCGAAGAATTGGTTCGTGTCGCCAAAGAGCAAGCGCAGGGGCCTAAAGCAGTTCCGATGCCGGCACCCCAGGCGAACATGGTCAAGCCTTGATCATAGTTCCCGGATCACCGCCAGTGTGGTCACCAGATAGATGACAACGGGAACAAGAAGCATCGCGTGAAAACTCCCCGCGAGGACGCAGGCCGTGAGCGCCAGGATCGCGTTCTGATACCTGAGTTGGCGTTGAATCATCGATAGTTCCGACGCCTGACTCTTTGTAGAGGCGTCGATGGTTCGGTCTATGGTCGCCATTGGGGATTCCTCGTGTCGATCATTGCGTCGTCGTGGCAGTTCAGACATCTGGTGGCCGCCCTCGGCGACTCCTTCAATATGACGGAGACCACCTACAGTGGCCGTCCTTTAGGGTATGAAGTCGCGGACCTGATTGCAATCGGTATTCTTGTACAGTCACAGGCAGGCAAAGCCCCGAATGGTCAGGCGTGGAAAGCGCTCACCGCCAAGTACCTGGCGTGGAAGATCAGCAAGGGTTACGACACACGCCGAAACTTCATGACGGGCCGCATGCTTGATTATCTGCAAATCCGCGGCACTGTCATGCTGATGAAAGACGGGATGACGATGCGGTACGGGCTGACGTCATTCGAGCAGTTGAAGGCCGAGTGGACCAGCGAGGGAACACGCCACAACAAACGCCCCGCGCGTCCCTTTTACGACCTGAGCAAAGACACCTGCGACAGCCTCGACATATTCCTCGACAAGCATCTCGACTGGTACATCGTAAGCCTAGGAGCCAGGAGAATCTAACGTGCCAGCTCTGGATTCCAGTAATGTCTTCGGGATCGCGGTCAAGATGAGCACGTCGGAACTCCCCCGCGAGGCCCAACGTAACACCTACCCTGGGCTCAACGGCGTCGAGGAACTCGATCAGGGCCACAGGGGACGCATCACCAAATGCACGGGTATGCTCGTGGGTACTTCTCCTGGCGGTCTCGCCGGGGCCGAGAATGGCCTCCGCAGTTTCAAGGACGGTCTGACGCACGTTCTCACCGACTCCAACGGCACCAACTGGGCGAACGTCAAAGTTGAAGCACTCGAAATCGAACCCCATGGTCACTTCGCACCGGAACTTGGATTCTGGCGCAGGTACACGGCAGTTTTAAGGCATCTTTACAGCATAGGAATTCCTTTATTCCTGCTGTCAACCTTCGGGACTTGACTGGCTAGTAGGCTGGTTCACTTCTTTGGTTCCAAATCGATGCTCCCTGTAGAGACGGCGGCGGCATCTACGACGACGGGAGGCAGCGGTGGCAGCAAAGGTTCTCAAGACTGGTCAACAGCAGTGGCTCACAGACCTGCTCGGCGGCGGCTCTCTGGAAAACATCCTGCTCGGGTTGTTCGCCGCGAGCCATACGCCTGCGGTCACGGACACCCTATCCACTTATACTGCCATCGAAGCGTCATTTTCTGGGTATAGCCAGAAGACGCTGACCAGGTCCATCGCTGGTGGCACGTGGGGCGCGGTGGCGTTGACTGGTAGCACCATAGACGGAACCAACCACAACGCGATCTCCACCTACGGGACGACCCAGACGTGGAACGCGACGTCGGCACAGACCGTCTACGGCCACTTCTGGAAGGGCAACACGTCCGCAGTCGGGTTGCTCGCGGAGCAGTGGGCGTCGAGCGTTTCTTTGGTCAATCCTTCGAGCGTATCACTGGTTCCGGTGATCGAGTTGGGTAGCAACTAATGCATATCTTGATGGTTCGTGACGGCCACTGGTACGCGAGCAAAGAGGCGCTGGCAAAAGCCAAGAAGTTGCACTTGGTCGGCGATCCTCACGTGACCCCGGATGGTAAGGCGACGATGGTGTTCGACGCTCCGAATCGGTTCGCGATGCAGGCGGATCACGGTCACGACCTGATGCACTTCGATGGAACTTCGGTGGTTCGCGTCGAGTTCGCCGCAGCGGAACTTGACGACGTGGAGATGCTGGTCGAGTTCGACCATCTCCCGGAGTCTCGCAAGGAGACGTCGTGGATGCTGCCGGGGTCGAAGTTGGCGTGACTTGCGAGGCATGAATGTTACAAAAGAATCAGGTGTCGCAAGGGACTTACCTTTTTGCCACCGACACGACGGCTTCTCCCCCGATCGGCAAGACAGGCGACCAGACCAACATCACCGGGCACTGGTCGGCGGATGGTGGTGCAGACGCATCCTTTACCACCACTCATCCTACAGAGGTTGGGCACGGCGTGTACTGGCAGCCTCTGGCGCAAGCGGAGACCAATGGGAATCGGCTCGCGTTCTCGTGGTCCAGCACCACCACCGGGATCACCGTGGAGTCCCAGTTCGCCGACACCGTGATCACCCTGACTCCACCCGGGATTCGCAAGAACGTAGGGATTAACGGATTCGAGTTCCCGATGATCGATTCCGCGAACCGTCCCGATCGCAAGACTGGCGTCACGGTCACGTCTACTCGATCTATCGACGGTGCCGCGTTCGCGCCGTGCACGAACTCGGCCGCCGAGAATGCCACCACGGGTTTCTACGTTATCAACCTGTCGGCGTCTGATCTCAACGGCACCACGATCGGACTGCTATTCACGGCACCAGGCTGCGACGACACCTATGTCGAGATCCTCACGCAACCATAAAGCGGGAGGATTGCGATGCCGACAGTCCGTGTTGGAGGCAACAGCCCGGTATACACGTTCAGGCTGGTCAGTTCGCTCAATGGACTCGGCCAGCCGTTCTCGTTTACTCCCACCTTTACGCCTCCCGGCGTCAGTGTGTCTTCCGCGGGCGGACCCGTCCTCGGTGGCACGTCCCAGGGATTGCTCTCGTTCTCCGTGACCGGCACCGGCGGCGTAGTCGCGGCGTCCTCGCTTAGCCATCCTGGCATCGTGTTCACAGTCTCGGCATCGGGTGGACCCGTGCTCGGCGAGACCGTGGCTCAGCCGAAACTCGGATTCACGATCACCGCGTCCGGTGGACCTGTACTCTCGGAACTGGTGTCCGCTGCCTCGACGACGACCGTGACTGGCAGTGGTGGCCCTGTACTCGGGGAAACGATCGCTCAACCGAGTGCCGGGTTTACGGCCACGGCGCACGGTGGCCCTGTGCTCTCCGAGCTGGTGTCGGCGCCGCTCACCGTGACCGTGACTGCACACGGTGGCCCCGTCCTGTCCGGTTTGTCTCAGGCGCATGGGCGATTCTACCAGCAGACGTGGATCGGCGGCGTCTCCTACGGAGGATCTGCCGAGAACGATGCCAACCTTGTTCTGCACGGATTCACGACGTGGGTCATCCTGGACCTGACGGTTCGACGCGTCGGCGATGAAATCTTGCTCCAGTGGGAATCATCGCTGCCCAAGGGTTACTGGTATCAGGTCTATATCAACAATGTCCTGACCAAGTGGACGCAGGAAACCAAGGTCGTCATTCCGTACCCGGTGGGCAACGTCCAGTACAAGGTGGGCGCCGTTCCAACGGGCCAGCAATCGTTCGATTTCTCCTCTACGTTCCCGGTGACGCCGAAGCGGGAGATCACGCTCAATTGGACCGGTGGCCGCTACCTCGGCGACGACATTGCCGGGTTCCACGTCTATATGAGCGACGGCCCCAACGTGGCCTCGATCGACTACAACAGCATCGTGGCCACGGTTCCGGCGTTCGACGGCAACAACATCACCGATGGATTCGGGCTCGGCGGCTTCGGCGACGGCGGGTTTGGCCGCGCCAGCAACCAGTACACGTGGACCAGCGACCATCTGGCCCGCGGCCTGTGGCGCGTCGGCGTCAAGTCGTTCGACATGCTCGGCAACGAAGGCAGCCCTGACGAGGGATCGATCCAGGTTGACGGACCACCTGATCCGCCGGCCCGCGACACTCGCGGGAATCGCGTAGAGTACACCTACAATCAGCCCACGCACACCGCGACCGTGACGTGGCTCCCGAGCCCAGGATAAACGATGTCAAACTCCTACACTTCGCGAGCCAGAATAGCCAAGCCGGCCCGATCTGACCGCAACTGGGACATCCCGGTCAACGCCAACTCGGATCTGCTCGACGCAATCAACGCGATCGGTGCCGGCTGCGTGACCCCGACCGAGATTCCATCGGTGTCGCTGAACGTCACGGTTGCGTCGTGTTCCTATCAGAAACTAGACGGCAGCGTGGGGGCGTTCCCTGGTGCTACGTCTCAGATCGTGACGGCATCATCGACCACAGTTCTGTATCTGGACGCCACGGGAACGCTCACCACCGCCGTTTCATATCCATCCGCCGCCCACACGAAACTCGGGACCGTCGTGGCCGGCGTGGGCACCATCCTGTCGATCACCGACGACCGCATGCCACTCCCGCTGTCTCTGTCTCCGGCCGGTGGAATTCTGGTTAATGCGGCCTCAGACGGGGCAGCGGCGAGCGGCGGCGTGCCGATCGGCGGTTTTTACAGAACGGGCAACGCGGTCCAGGTACGTCTCGCGTGAGGAGCAAGAGATGCCAGGCGATGCAGGCACAGGCGATCTCAATGCGGACGAAATCCCGTTGGGGCGTCCATCGGAGATGCTGGGCGTCTTCCGATGGTCCCAGGCAGAAGGTGATAATAGCTGGTTCATGCAGCCGCAGCCCAATCTCGTCGTGACCAATATCACGATCCGCGAAGATGCCAACCCCCCAGTGGCGACGTTCCGCTATCGGTTCGACCCCAATTTTCTGCCCGGCAACTTTCCGACGCGGTTCGACCAGGCATACGGAAATCCTCCAGATCGAGAAGAGGTTCTTCATGTAGATGATCGCATCGTCGTAATCCGCGATCTCGGTGACGGAGAATTCCTCTATGTGTTCGATGGCTTCGTGACGCAACCTCAGGCGATCGTGGATGGCAACACGGAGACAGTGGTGGTCACGGCGATGGGGACTCCGTTTCGCGAGTGGGATTTCGTTCTCCCGGGGGCGCTGTGGCAGGACGAAGATGAAACATCGAAACCCTCGTGGTATTACACGGATACGGTTGCAAGATTCAACCCTCTGGGGAAAGCGAACGCGCAGCCAGACAATGCACCGGATGACGACAACGAGACGCCTCAGATCAAAGGCGACTATTACTTCGTCGCGGACGGGGACACCGCGTATCCGTTCACGTCGGTAGACGACCCAGAGGAAGCCTCGAATCCCAGGGCGCAACTCTGGACCCTGGCCATGGCCGTCCAGTATTGCGTGCTCGTCGGAATCGAGCATCCTCTCGGGCTCCAGGGTGCTCCCGACCTGCGAGACGTCGCCCACGATTACCCATTGCCGTACGTGAAGGTTCCTGACTTCGTCGATCTCACCAAGTTGCTCAAGGCCATCGTCCCCAAGGACGACGGTGGCCCCATCGACCTCCACGATCCTGAAACCTACGACAAAGTCAACATCATGTGCCCCGATGTCGAGGTGACAGGGATCTCGTGGCCGGAGGCGGTTTCGAGGCTGATCCGCCCGTTCGGGTTCCACTATCGGTTCGACATCCAGGTCAACGAGGATAACCAGCTCCCAGAGTGGATCATGACCTTCTACCGGGAGGATGACGACAAGCTCACCACGACATTGCGTCTCCAGGAACCCAGGAGTGACCTCGATCCAGGCCAGACCAATGTCGGCGCGATTCGCATGGCACGGGATGCCGTTCATGTCGCCAACGAGTTCGAGATTGACACCGCGATGGTAGAGTATGAGGCCACGTTCTTGCTGGCACCAGGGTTCCCCATAGACGACGCGGACCTAGAGAATCTTCCGTTGTTCATGGACGGAGGAGATGGCCCCGACAACCGGCTCAAATATCGAAGGTTCATCTTTGGCGAGAACGGCGCCGAGGTATGGGACGCCCAAGCCAAAAACATGTCTAGTCAAGATCTCGACACGAAGTTCTACAAACTATTCACCATCGACGACAGGGACCGTCCTCTATTAAAAGACTTCAAATTCCTGCATCGCAAGAGGAAGCCGATCGGACAATTGCATTCCAAATTACCGGATGGACAGGCATATCGATACCAACTTCACGTGTCGGATTACAAAAACTACACAAAAGATGCTGATGGTAGCCCACCGAGCCGGATTCCAATTATATGGAACGGCGATGGCAAATGGCAACTGGTATCTTCCACCGAGTACAGTCTGCTCGATGACCGCATCGGCATCCAACTCACATGCTTTGATCCAAACGGGTTTTCGGCTGGGAACCCCCTGAAGCACGACGAGAAGCCTCTCACTGAGGTTTTCGAGAACGAGAATGGCCTTCTTAATGTCGTCCAGTGGCTCACAAACGGTGGACGTGGGATTATCTTTGCGTTGACATGCGTGATTCAGTTTGATCATGACATTGACCTCGTCCTACCCAGAAGGGATTCGTCGCTCACTGGATACCGTATCCGCCGAAAACTCGATCAGCGTGATCGATGGAAGAAGCAGATCGCAACCAAGTATTCGATGATTGCCAAGGACGTTTCGCCGGACAAATTCAAAGATGACAAGGGTAACGCCAAGGATTTTTATTACGCTCGCGACGACACCAAGGTCGCCAAGAACATCATGCAGGGATACCAGAGATCTCATGAATCTGGTTCGCACGCAGGCAACTTCACGATCCCGAGATTCTCGACCGCGTACAACGTGGGCATGACCGTGGAGTCGATTGACGGCCGCGACGTCAATATGCAGATCAACTCTGGTGCTGGCCAGGGCGAGACACCAAGATACTCTCGAATCCAGTCGATCGCGTGGACCTGCGAGGGCCAGCAAACCACGACGGTGACGCTGACCGACGAGCGGGCCGACCCCATGGCTCGCCGTACCGCGTTGCAGGCAAGACTGCACCACGGGAGAGCACACGGCGGAGCACACTGATGGACGAGATAGATCGCCAGCTCAGGATCGACATCCTCGATGCCCGAGATGAGCTGCGCACCATCCAAAGTATGACTCAGAGCATGCCTCCGCGCGAGATCCTGGTCAAGACGACCACCAAGGATTCGTACCCGACCATTCCCCAGGCCTACTACGCCTGCAACCCTTGCTCGATCAGCGGACCCACTGTCGAGGGCAGCAATGCCGTGGTTCAGCCCGAGACGCCAACCCGCATCGTCTACGTGTGGAACGCCGGCTCCAAGGTGCCTCCGGTGGGCACGGTGAGGATCGCAACAAGTACGGGTGGTCGGTGGGTGTTCGCGTACTGCTAAGAGGAATCATGTCCGAGGATCTGAGACAGTTTCGGGTTGACATGCTGGATATCCGCCAGGGTATCCAGTTGCTCAAGGAGCGTACGATTCCCCCGCGGCTCATGGCGGGGATCGTCACGGGCTCTCCTGGTGCGTCGCTGCCGGGGTACGTGAAGGTGAACCCGGTGACATTCGGCGGCGATCCCCCAGCCGAGGGCGGGTCCGCGACCGTGACCGCCGCGACTCGCGAAATCTACGTGGCCGTTCTCGGCCCCAAGGTGCCGTCTGTCGGCGACAAGCTCGTCTGCAAGGCCGTGGGCGGGCGATGGGTCGCTGAGACCTGCTGTAGCGGGACCAGTTGCGGCAAGATCTGTGTCACCGTCGTTGACTACTGCGGGACCGGCCCCGACAACTCTATTTACTGCCCGGCGTGTGATGAATACATCGCCTACGACTACATGGTCACGGATGCCCTGGGCGCATATCCGTGGTCGTCGAGCTGGGCTCTTGGGTGGCAGCCTGGACCATTTCTGGGCACATCGATTCACGCGTTTGCATCGACAAATCTTTGGAACCCAGATCGTCTCTGTGAAGGGACAGTGAGTGGATCAGGCCAGTACGGGTACTACTGGAAGTTCAATCCAGACACGGTCTCTCTGGTCATGAGAGTCTACGCGGACATCTGCCCTGGTGGCCAGTACGGGCCGGCTCCGTTCCTGTTCTCGGCACCCGATCCTCCGGTCGGGAACACGGACAACGACAGCGGCGACTTCGGCATCACGCCCAATGACCCGTACTCCGGGACGATCACCGTCTCGGTGGTCGGAGCTGGGATATCGACGTCGTTCGTGGGCACATGGAACGGGACCAACGAGACCCAGACGTTCAAGATTCACCCCACGGGTTCGGGCATCGTGACCTTGACCGCCACGAACAATGGCGGATTAGCAAACCCGCCTCCTCAGTTCTACACAGTCCGAGTCCCAGGGGTGGCTGGGGCGTACGCGGTGAACCCTCCGTCTCCGAACTGGGGGTCGCCGAACGTCGAGAGCGGTGACTTCGTTGTCACTCCGGATGGAGTCTACACGGGCACGGTAACTATCAGCGGAAGCATCGTTCTCACGTGGAATAACAGTTCCGACCCCCAGACATTCACGATCACACCCGACTCTCCCGGGAACATCACTCTTTTTTTCGCCAACAGCGGTGGGCTCATCGACCCCAAGCCATTGTTGCTCGCCTATCAGACGTTCTCCTCGTTCGCGGACGCGGCTTTTGGCAGCGGGACTGGAATCTTCGTCGAATATGAATCCGCTGTCAAACCAGCGTGCACGCCGTTCACCAATACATTTTCGTTCTCGGAGCCTACTCGGTACGGAGACAGCAGTGGTCGCACTTTTCCGGGTTCGCCGCCCATCGGCACCGTGACCAGGCCGGTCGGATTGGCCACATTGACTGCCTCTGTTGTCGCGAACCCTTACGTGAAGGGTGCGGTTGTCACCATGGTGGACCGCAACAACAAGGTCGTCGGTTCCTGCACGATTCCATCGACCGGCACGTGCTGCATGGACATGCCGTCTCCGGATCAATACTGGATCTACGCCACGGCTCCTGGGTGCCAGCAAGTGAGCTGCGCTGATCCGCCGCCGAGGCAGGAGATCAACGTCACCTGCGGCGCGACGTGCATCGAAACAGTACCGTGCACAGCATGCGACGCTGACATCGACGTGATCGGTGGCACGGCCAGGGATTCCCACGGGTCGTTCCCGCTCACCTATGATTACAGCAGAAGCTTTTTCTTGACGTCGAGGCAACAGTTTCTGTCGCAAACCGCGTACGGCGATGATAGTTTCTCGAACGAGTGCATCCCTGGACCGGCTTCCGTCATCTACTACTACGTTGTGTTCTGCGACGGCGACAATCTGACACTCCAGGTGTGGACGTATCCGATCTCCGTTTGCCCCTACGACGATTCCGTGTGCGGGTACTTCACGGGCAATGTAGAGTCGTCGGTGACTCTCGCTCTGGTCAATACATGGACCCAGTCGGTGGCCCCGACGTGCGACGGCTCCGCGGTGACGGCGACGTTCACCCTGAACCCCGATACTTCGGTATGCGGGACTGCCACACCGATCCCCCCGCCCTCGACGACGGTCACGGTCTCGATCCCCATCAGTGCCCAGAATCGCGTCGCGTGCTGTGCGTCGAGTTTCCCGTGCCCGATCCCACGCAGAGACATCAATCTCTCGTGGGACGGACCGACTGCGGGATCTACCACGCTGGCCTACTCGTTGTCGGGCACGATCCCATCCTGGACAGCACCGGGATACACGCTTACGTGCCTTGGCCTGGGGATCACTGGTGTCGCGATACTCACGAACCCCATCTACTATGTGTGTAAACCTCTCTTCGTACAGTATCTGAACGCCGGGATCACGTACACGATCGAGGGATGATGGACGGCTTTCAACTCACGTTCAACCTGGTTTGCACGACCCACGACAGCACGGTGACTTTCATCGGCGCGTGCGGATCAGGCGTTGCATTGCCCAACGTGCCTGCCACGGTGACGTACAAGGCCACTGGGATGATTGTGTTCACTGGTGCGTCGGACGGCAAGGGGCAGATCACATTCCCCAACAAGTGCGGGCCTGGCACGTACACGGTGACCTACGGTGCGGTCCAGTGCTTCCTCGCGGGATCGGTGGATCTCGGCGTGGACTGCGCCGGACACCAGTTCAACGTCAGCCCATCGACTCCACCAGGATGGTGCTGCTGCCCGGGCTACGGAAATTTCCCGGGTCCGCTATTCCTGACGGACAGCCTGGGGACGGTGCCTATTGGCTGCGGAGGATCGGCGGCAACGTCGGGAATCATCCCCCACACCAACGGGGTTTGCACGACGACTCCGATGGGGAAACTTCGCTACACGGGTGATCGAACCTGCTACTGCGAACTCGACTGCGACGAAGCATACGCACAGTTGCTCCAGTCTACATACACGGACAATGCTGGACCTGGTGGCCCGAGTTACTTCCTGGAGTGCGGTTTCGACGATCGTGGATGGTACTGGCAACTGTCGGCCACGTGGGCGTTCGGGATGTGCTGCGAGTTCACGGACGTACTTGGCCCTCCGTGGTGCCGCCACCTGCTTACGGTTCCACCCAGTTGGTGGTGCCAGGGTTTTCAGTTCATAGATTGTCCTCCTGATCCCCTGTGCGGCCTCGGGTGTTGCTTCGACTACGGAGAGTCTGGGACTGTCAACGCCGTTTCCGGGGGCGGCGGATGCGTGTACACCCCGTCCACGGTCGGCAATTACACGCGGAAATTATTCTACGGAGGTTCATTTGGTGCGGTCGCAGTGGCGCGCAATTACATTGGCTACGAAGTGTGTAATTTCTCATTCAGTCAGTCGTTTTCGTTGCTGCCGTCGGCAAGCGTGAACGGATTTGGGCTTTTCTGCCCAGGCGTGCCAGTGTGGGGATTCGAGGCGCCCCCGTTGTCGTCGAACGATATTACCGGAGATGTCAACGTGTACTGCAACGACTATTGCTCTTACGCGCCGCCACCGCCTGGTGGCACGGCAATCACGGTGAGCAGTTAATCCTATGAGTCGATGCGAGCACTGCCCCGTTGCCCCTGATTCGCCATGCCTCGGTGGCCACTACTGCGAGATGGCTGCATCGGGAGAGCCCGTGAAGATTCGCGCGGTGATCTCGATCAACGCCATCAAGGCCAACCTGCCGATCCCCGATAACCTTCCTTCGGTCCCTCCGGTCGTCTCAGAGGTCACGAGACCATCCATGGCGCGTGTGCTGCCTGCCGCTTCCCGCTCCCTGATTCCGTTCGAGCAGTCCCTGGATCTGCTCAAGCGGATGAAAGAATGTCCGTATCGAACGGACGAGACGGGTTGTGGCTGTGGCGGCATGGCCAAGTGCGCGCTCGGCAAAGGCCGGGAAGGGCTCGTGAATCACCTCGACTGTTTCACCTGCCTCGGCTACACGCCAAATCCGTAACGGCTTCCGCGATTTGCCAATAGGTAGACACCGCTCACCCAGGGGCAACCGATGGCGATCCAATTCAGCAACCTGAGATACTTCGCGACACCCAACGTGTCGCACATGTTCTATAATGTGCCTGTCGCCAGCCAGTCGTTCAAGTTGCGCCTCGATTCTCCGGCAGCCAACTTCGGCGGCACCGTCAATATCCTGGTTCGCAACATCTTCGACTTCGTTCATTCGTTCTGGGGTTCGGCGACGACGTCCGGCAACCTCAGCTTACAACTGAACGGAGTTGGAGGGTCGGTCTCGGCGAACATTCCTCTCACTGTGGGGACCGTCTACGTAATCTGTCTCGTGTGGGACGGCACAAATGGAGTGCAGACGGCGTACATCAACGGTGTCCCGCAAATTCTAGGGCACATTTCCGGGCTCACGAACAATCGCATCGATCCCATCTGGCTTGGGCCGTACGCGGCACAGAGCCTCGTCACCTACACGATCGGCGATTACAACGCCTGGGACAATTACGGGCTGACCAGTGGTGACGCAGCCTTCCTCACGAACAACGGAGACCCGACGACGATCGGCACCGGGGCGCCATGGCGTTGCCAGTGGACGATGGCCGGCACGACGGGCGTTGCCGCGGCAGTCGGCGACAACGGGCTCAAGAACTTCTACGGCACCGGAGCTGACTTTGCATCGGTGACGGGATCGGGTACGGCGACGTATGCAGATCCTTTGGTATGGGCACCCACGGTCACTCCGCATCCCTACGTGACCGGGTGCGGCAAGTCGATCGCGACCACGTTCACGCTCAACACGGATGGATCGGCGGTGGTCCCGTCTCAGTTGTTGACGACCCCGACGATCAACGTTAACGGCACGGACCTTGGCGCGCTGACAAATCCTTGGTTCACCGGGTTCCATTGGTCCATTGTGTGGTCAACGCCGGGAAACGTGATGATCAATCCCGGAGACGTCGTGATCCTGACGGCGCCGCCGGCATGGGCCAATACGCCGTCAGGATCGGTGGGTGCGTTGTCGGCGACGATCGACAATCGCAGCGGCAGGTCGTCGGTCCAGGTAGAGAGCCTGTCCAAGACGCTGCGAATGGGATTCAACCATCCGTCTCCCGGAGGCTCGGAGTATTACCCATTCCTCAATACCAAGTTCAAGACGGCCGGAAACAACGGCTACGGCAAGTTTCACCCTGGACACGGTTTCGAGGTGGCCAACCAGCCCTGCGAAGCTGGCAAAGCCCTGCTGGTATGGGACGCTACCCACACCGGCAGCCCTGGCCCGGCCATGTTCTCGCTCCAGAGCAATAACACCGCCAGGGTCACGGTGACTCACGATCCGACCTATGATGTCTCTCCGTCCGGCGGCGTCGGATACGTGCGAGCCTACGACATCTCTTACGTGGCCAGCAGCGACTACAAGACGGCTTACGGCGGATGTGGAGTGGGGATCAATTGCGACGACCCATCGTTCACAGGAACTCCAAACTATGATAATCTCTGGATCTACTTGCCAGGAGAATGGGATGCCGTGAACGGGTCCGCGGTCTTTGACCGCTCAGATCAATTCGCGCTTTCCAGGATTTATTTGGATCGTGTCAGGCAAAGCATTGGCAGCATGAGAGCCGTGGACATGACGGCTTGCGGAGGTGCCTGCGAGACCTACCCTTACCCGGAACTCCTGATCCCGGACACGCAAGAATTCTGGTGGGGGTTCAACCCCGTCGAACTGCCCAACGTGGGATTCACGTCGATCGGCCCGGTAGACGTCACGGCAACGCCATGGTTCTACTCGGCGCAGTTCCGTCAGTCCGCAAACCTGTTCTCGGCCACCCTGACCGACACGATCTCAACGACCCCCGCCGTCGGGACCAATGAGGTCTACCACTTCTCCGATGCCGCCACGGCTCCCTTGATGGCTGGCCTGGAGATCCAGATCGACTCCGAGATCATGAGGGTCATCAGCGTTACAGGGACCGCGGTGACGCTGTACAGGGGATCGAACGGAACCACTCCAGCCCCTCACTCGCCAGGCACTGTCACCGTCTTCGGGCGAGTGCCGATCAGCAACAAGGTGTCCGCTGACGGCACCGCGCCGTTCACCGCGCCCCTGTTCATGACGTGCAACCAACCTCACGGCATGACGACTTTGCACGGCTATTACCCGCAAGGCGTCATCAATATCACGATGGCCGACGGGACGGTGGCGAACAATGTCGGGCTCAGTCAAATCTACGTCACAGGCCCCACTACATTCGTGTCGATCTGGTCCGGATACTACCCATCGAAGCCCAGCGGGACCAAGCCGAGCACTACCTACACGCTTGATCCGGCCTCGACTTACATTCTGCGATGGTACTTCCCTCGCATGCCGCTTGACGTCTATATCGGGATGGTTGCCAGGTTCCCCCACGCCAACCTGCACATCAACATCCCCAAAGATGCTTGCGACGACATGGTCTATGCGTACGCCTGGAAGGTGAGGGACGGATTCCCGGCCGGGCGGAAGATTTACGTGGAGCACCAGAACGAGCCCTGGAACTTCTCACCCCCATTCCAGGCGTGGCTTTTCAGCACGTTCATGACCACGATGGCGGTGCCCTCCAGCCTGATCCAGTTTCACGATTACCGCGACTATTACATCTATCGAGCAATACAGGTTCACAAGATTTTCCGCGACGTCTTCACGGCAGCAGGTCGCGGCTCCGAGATCATGGGGACGGTCAACTGCCAGATGAACAACGGGCCGTCCCAGGTGACCCCTTACTTGAATTTTGCGCTCGCCCAGGGACAGCCTCTCGACGCGGTCGCGTGCGCCCCTTATTACTCGCTGGGCATGAGCGGCAGCGGCATCGCGAACACCGTCGCGGCCTTCAACGCGTGCGACGACGATCAGGCCGCCGAGATGGTGTTGCACGACATCACGTACGATTCAACAGGGATGGTGACCTGGATCAAAAGCATCTCAGATGCGGTCACCGCTTACAACCAGGCCAATGGCAAGAATGCCATCATGATCGGCTATGAGGGGAACCTCGAATGGGCATCTCCGAATGGGTCGATTCACCATGACGAGCGAAGCCATGACATCCAGTACAACCCGAATTACTATCACGCCGAGCAAGGGTGGTACAAGATCCTCCAGGATCATGGATTTCAGAATCTGCACAAGTACGGGATCGGGATTGGCTGGCCGCTCGCCTGGGGTGATTACCACGTGCGAACCCAGAAGCACAGCCTCGGAGACGGCTTGAACGGCGCGGCCAACAACCGCCATTTCAGCGTGAATCCTTCTTCGCCATTCTATGTCGCGCCAGGCCGGGGCCTGGATAGCGGGACGATGCTGGATCAGGATATCCAGGTTGACTCCGTGCGCGGGCAGGCATTCATCGATTGGAATGCCGGGGTCGGTGCGAGCGCTCCGACTTTCTCGGGTGGCGTGAAACTGGGTGGCGTCGGACCCGTCCACGGATTCTACACCGTCAGCGCCATTGGAGGCATAAGCGACGGCGGCGTCTACACCCAGGGGAATTCCCTGCGATGGGCCGGCGGCGAACGGCTGGGTGGCGTTGCTACTTACTCCAATGCCTTGAACGTCATTACCAGCGGTGGCTTCAGGCTGGGCGGGACGATCTTTCGTGGCTCCAATTACTTCGTGGTCGCCACCGGCGGCATGTCGGAGGGGGGACGGATCATCTTCGGCCCCGTGTACCGCACGTTCCTCGCGGCGCTGACGGTGACCATCCAGTTGAGTCCTCAACTGAAGGCCCTGTACGGGGGCGTGCCGCGCGTGTTCACGACGTGGCCAGGTGGCAAGGTCGCGCTGCCGTTTATCCTGATCGAGAATTACGTCGAGAGCCAGCCCGGCGAGGCCGTCGAGCACAACCGGATCTTCGTCCAGCTCGCGGTGTACGGGGCCGATGAGACAACGGTGCGCAGGTTTGGACGCGCTTTGCAAGACACCGTGGACTCCCCGAACCAGAACCGCAGGTCAACCCGAGAACCCCTCTCGTGGATGACCGGTGATGAGCAAGGATGTAATCGCCAACCCACCACGCCCCCGATCCGAACCGGTCAGAAGTTCTACGGCACGGACCTGTTCAGGTGGGGGCTGATGTACCAGTTTGAGTTCGTCCCCTTGTTCCAACTTTGACCAAGGAGCCACTGTGGCTGACGTCAACGAACCTGGTGACCAGACGTGGACAGAAACGGGCGACGAGGCTCGTGTGGAAGCGATGTCGGATCAGGAGATCCGAACTGAAGCCGAGGCGATGGCCTTTGCCAAGGTGGACGAGTCGATCTGGCGCGTCAAGCACATGGAGATCGGCGCCCACCACGTCACGCTTAAATTGAGAACTCAGGTAGGAGTTGACGATCGGGGGAGACCGGTATTCAAGGATACCCCGGTACGCAAGCGAAACTGGAGAATCTGGCTACGACTGGAGAGGATTCAGCCCAAGCCGCTCCATGACGCCCTGGAGCTCTTCTACCAGAGGCTCGCCGCGGTCGCTCCCAACTATGCACCGGTTCCGGTGAAGCCGTCTCGGCCCAAGAACGAGCGATACCTGATGGAGCTCGGGCTCTACGACTGCCACTTCGGGAAACTGTGCTGGTCCAAAGAAACCGGGGACGACTACGACCTGAAAATCGCTACCAAGGTGTTTGCGAACGCAGCCGCCGATCTTCTCGATCGTGCCCGCGGCTACCAGGACCAGATCGAGAGATTTTTGCTCGTCGTGGGGAATGATTTTTTCCACTCGGACACACTGGAAGGCAGTACAACAAAAGGAACGAAGTTGGACTGTGACGGAAGATACCACAAAGTTTTCGAGGCCGGGTTGGCTGCGGGGTGCGGCCTGGTCGAGCAGTTGCTGATGGTGGCACCGGTGGACTTGATCCACATCTCCGGCAACCACGACTACCTGAGTTCGTGGCACTTCGCGAAAACGATCGAGGCCACGTTCTCGCGATCCTCGGATGTCAGGGTCGATGTCTCGCCGAACCCTCGTAAGTATTACGCGTGGGGCACGACGTTGATCGGCCTGGACCACGGCGACTCGTGCAAACCCAAAGACCTGCCCGGCCTCATGCTCCACGACGTGCCGCGCAAGATGCTTGCTAAGGCCAAGTTCCTGGAATGGCACCGAGGCCACAGGCATATCAGCGAGGCCACCAGGGTCAAGGCCCTGCACCACTGCCAGGAAACAGAGACCGTCCAGGGGATGATGATCCGCACGATCCCGTCGCTCTCCGGGACCGATCTCTGGCACCACAAGTCTGGATATGTGAACTCGATCCATTCCGCCGAAGCCTATCTGTACGAGCACACCCACGGACCCACGGCCCAATTCTCGGTTCATGCACGGTGATCTGCTGCGTCACTGTCCACGTTACGCGATGCATTGAGTGCACAAAGCAAATCTGTTATTTAAGACGCATCTTGCATCCGCATTAAATTCTGCTAAGATGGTCACGAGCAACGATGCTTGGCAGCCGACGATGGAGGCGACTGCGAAACCTACCATTGACACTTCGAGGATGCGCGCAATGAGTACGGACGGCGGCAATACGAACATGCTGATCGTGTCGGGTCGATACACGAGGGATGAGAGCGGAGTGGCGACCGTTGACTTGATGAATAAGAAGTCGAGAACCGCGACGGCTGCGTCTGATCGACCCAAGCGTTGCGAGCGCGGGAATGGAAGCGCGAGCGTGCTCAGTTTCGTGACCAACGGGGTTGTCCATGACGTGGAGACATGGTTCAGGGACACCAGCGAGGGTCACGGCAATGCGGATCAGGAGGAGGGATGGTCTCTGATTCACGAAATGGATGGCATGGAGGTTCTCCAGCGCGTGATCGCCTGATTCATCGAGCAGCAGGTGAACGAGGGTCACTTTCTCGCCACCTGCTGCCTTTTCGTCTACTGGTCCTGCGGCGGCTTATTCCTGTTCCTGCTCACCCTGATGGGTTTCTTGACGGTCGGCCCCGGTTGATCCTGGGACGCATCCTCATTGACCCCGAGAAGCCGCAGTTTGGCCCTGTTGTAGCCGAGCATGTTCGCCAATTCGAGTATGCGGCGCTCGTCGTCGTTGAGCGCAGAGGGTGTTATCTGGCTCACGTCGGTGATCTCCGGGTCGCATAAAAATTCCAGGGATACTCTGAACACCCTCGCCAGACTCAAGAGTTCTCGCGCGGTCGGGTGCCCTTCGCAGTTCTCCCACTTCGATATCCTGGACTGGGATTTTCCAATCTGAAACCCCAGGTCGCTGCCGCTGAGCCCGAGGCCGTTTCTCAGCGTGCGGATCTTTACGGCCAGGGCAGCATCCGCCTTCCGCTTACTTGGCGGCGTCGTGTAGCCTGGATGGTTGGTTGACTGGGCGATGGAGTCGCACCGTCGTGACGACCCCTGGTTCTCGTTTTTCGTGCCATGGTGTTGTTTTTAGTAAACCCGAAGTTCATCGTCTACCCCTAAAATGAAAATCCTTGAGAAAAATCCCCAAATTAATTCGTGTTCCGCCGAAACGCAGAGGATCACTCTTACGGGGGGAACCTCGTCTGGGGATTTCTCACTCGGTTTCATTTTACTCCCACACGACATCGTAATCAACACCTGTGGTTGATGACCGAAGCGTTAGCGGAAAAAAATTCGATATCGGTATTGCGCCGAGAATCTTTGAGGAGACAGCATGGATCGAATTCTTGACGACACAGACAGATTGTTTGCCAGGTTGTCGGCGCCGTTCGTCGGAGACCAAGTCCGATCTCGCAGTCAGGGTGGACGCCAACTGGCGTACATCACGGCCAGGACCGTAGCCAATCGTTTGGATGACGTGGTCGGCCCAACTAACTGGTGGGATGTCTACGATCCTGGAGAGAAATCCGTCGTCTGCCACCTGACGATCCGTCTGCCCGACGGGACCGCCCTGACGAAATGTGACGCAGGCGGTTTTGCCGGCATGTCTGATGCCGGCGACGACGAGAAGAGTGGGTTCTCAGATGCATTCAAGCGTGCCGCTGCCAAGTTTGGCGTCGGACGATACCTGTACGGAGACGGTGTCCCGAACTACGTCGATGAGCTTCTCGGCACCACCGACGCGGCGTGGCGGCAGACGTCTGGTGCATCCCACCCGTCGCACCAGGAATCCTATCGACCCGAGCCATCGCAGCCGGCTCCGCGTCAGCAGTCTGCCCACCATGGCCAGCAGCGATCCGACGACGATAACCTTCCTCATACGGGCCGGTCGCTGTTCGCCTGGTGCAAGAAGAAGGAAGACGGCGGCGAGAAAAACGTCGTCAACTATTTCCAGGAATGTGCCAAGCGCGCCGGCTATCCCGACCGACTGGTCCAGCTCTCCGAAAATCAGGTCTCCGAACTGATCCGAGGCTACCTCGGGGAGTAATTTTTTGCCAATTGCGATCCTGAATCTGTCTTTTAACCGGATCACGAATGCCAACGATTTGCGACCGCGAGGTCAGCGATGCCGACATCGCATTGGCCAAGTATTGGTTCGGCGTGTATCGGTGGCGGGGCCTGAACCCTCTGCCGTCACGTCCGGATGCCAAGCGTCCGATGCTCAGGACGTTCCGCGAGTTCTGGGACACCATGGCTCCCGAGGACGTCTTTGACAAGAACCCAACCTCGAATCTCCAGGTGGTGTGTGGCCGGCGGTGGGGACTGATGGTAATCGATCTCGACGGCGAGGCCGCGATCGAGGAGTGGCACAAGAGGCGCGGTGGTCGCAAGATCCAAACGTGGGTGTCGCACACGGGCGGTGCCGGCCGGCACCTGTGGTTCCGGGTGCCAGAGCAAGGCCCTCTGCTCCGCAAGGGTTTCCTGTGGAAAGGCGAAGGCGAGCACTCGGCAATAGAACGGCTCGGCGACAAATCTTTGGTGATGGCGTACCCGTCGATCCATCCCAAGACCGGCGACATATACATGTTCGAGCGCGGCCACAACCCCAGGGACATCGGCCTCATGGACGCGCCGCCGTGGCTGCTGGCGTGGAACACGATTGAGCCGCCCAGGACGCCCGTGGCGACGCCCGTTGTGCGCCAGACGTCCGATGATCCAGGCCATGGCTCGCATCGCTACGACGCCGACCAGGTCAAGGCAGCCATCCACGACAAGGTCGGGCTCGTCGCCTCATGGGGAATTCGTTTCGTCAACCGAAACAACGGTAGAGAGTGGGTGGAGTGCCACGCCTTCGATCGCGAAGACACGCGGCCGAGTGCTGCGGTGAACAGAATTTCCGGTGTCTATGTGGACTCCGGTTCCGGACGACGCCTCAGTTTGTTCGCGCTCGGTGTCGAGTGCGGAGCATTCCTGGATTATGCAGACGCTATAGCGCGTCTTGGAGCACAGTACATTGTCAGCCGTCTATGAGTATCACGAGTACGCCAACATCTTTCCGATGATTTCTCCGGATGAGGCAAGCGCCCTCGCCGAGAACATCAAGGCCAACGGCTTGAACGACACGATTACCCTCTTCGATGGCAAGATCCTTGACGGCCGCAATCGCTACGAGGCGTGCCGATCCGCGGGTGTCGAGCCCAGGTTCGAGGAGTTCGACGGCGATGACGATCAGGCATTGGAGTTAGTCAAGAGCCGAAATCTGTGCCGCCGTCAACTCACGTCGAGCCAGCGAGCCGTATGTGCGGCCGGACACAAGAAGCGCCTCGCCGCGAATGCGGATAAACGGAAGAAGGCCGGAGTCCGCACTGACTCGTCCAACCTTCCGGAATTCGTTCCGGAAGGTTCCGGGAAACGCGAGCGGGAATCTTCGGTCCAGGCAGCCAAGACGTTTGGAACCAACGAGAAGTACGTTCAGGATGCCGAGAAGATCGCCGAGGCGAGCCCCGAGACGGCCGAGCGTGTCAAGCGCGGCGAGATCACCATCCCACAGGCCAAGCGAGAACTGGGCCTCGACGCCAAGAAACCCACCGGTCAGTGCCGGGTTGACGGCGTGCTCCAGCCCGACACGCCTGAGATCGCCAAGATGCGAAAGAAGGGTCAGATCGCCGAGGGCGTGATCCCCGATATCACCAGCGCTAACCCGGACGCCGAGACAGTCGAGGATGTCAAGGAAGATCGCGAGGAGCGGGCCGCGATCAAGGACGATGCCAGCGATGAGGATTGGGTGGCGAAGTTGCCATTGTTCTCGGTGCTCAAGGGTAAGCCGCTCTCGACGTTCGTCGATGACGCTCTGTTCTACAGGCACAGCCAAAAGGCACGCGAGTCGTTCAAGAAAAAGATAACCGAACTTTTGAACAAGGCCCGCCACACCGGCACCTACGGGCACAGGATCAGGGCTGTGCTTCGCGTGGCCAATCCTGGCGAATGGGTTCGGTGCCCCGAGCCCAAGTACGACGGATGTTCCGGTGTCGGGACGACGCCCATCGGCGACTGCCACAAATGTTTCGGCCGCGGTTATCTCGTCCAAACTTGACATTCATAGGAGACGAGGATGTCTCAAGGACTCCTTGCCAAGCCCATTCTTGGCGACAACCCGATCACGCTGCGCTATTACCAGCAAGAAGCCGTAGAGGCGGTGCGTGCTGAGTTCTCCAAGAAGGTGAAAAGCACGGCGATCGTCATGAGCACCGGCACGGGCAAAAGTTCCGTCTGCGGCCAGATCGTTCGGCATACGATCGAGAAGGGGAACCGTGTCCTTATTACGTGCCCAACAAGGCATCTGGTCTCCCAAATGGCCAACACGCTTGATCGTATGGGCGTCGAGCCTGGCATCGAGATGGCCGACCAGAGGGCCAGGGAACTCTTCGATGCTGACGCCGTGGTAGCCACTACGGCTACGTTGCATGCCAAAAGACTCGCTGAGTGGCCGCAGGATTATTTCCAGTTAATCGTAATCGATGAGGCTCATCACGCCTGTACTCCGAGCGCGAAGCGAATCCTGAAGCACTTCCCTCGTGCTCGCGTTCTCGGCATGACGGCGACCTATGATCGAGCCGACGAAGAAGACCTCGGCCAAATATTTGACTCGGTCTGCTACGAGTTCAACCTCTGGCAGGCGATGACGGCTCCTGATCCAGGGCCTTATCTGAGCAGGCTTACATTCGTCCAATGCGACGTGGATATCGACCTCCGTGACCTGAGAACCAAGGAGGGCGACTACACAGACGCGGATCTCGAAGCCAGGATTGGACCGCTGGTTGACACGCTGGCCAACGCGATCCGCCAGGAGGCCGGCGATCGATCTACTCTGGTCTTCACGCCGATGATCAAGAGTGCCCAGGGGATGGCGACAGCCCTTCAGTCGATTGGCATTCGTGCTGACTGGATCTCAGGTGATGATCCCGACCGCGAGAAGAAGATCGAGCAATACACAAAAGGCGAGATTCAGATGCTGTGCAATGTGCAACTGCTGACTGAAGGCGTGGATCTTCCAAGGACAGCCGCGATTGCCTTGTGCCGCCCCACCAAGTCTCGCCCACTCTATGCCCAGATCGTTGGCCGAGGCACACGCCTCTACGAGGGTAAGCAAGACGCACTGATCATTGACTTCAACTTTCTGACCACCAAGCACAAATTGGTCAAGCCCGTCGAACTCTGCGACGGCAGCGGGGTTGACCAGGAAGTCCTGGACGACGCCCAGGAGTTGATGAACAAGAACAAGAAGCTCAGTCTGGTGGATGCGATCTCGGAGGCCGAGAAAGAGCACAAGCGGAAGACCGTGCTCCGCATCCAGGCCCGCGAGCGCAACATCGGGTACAAGCGAGTTTCCTATGATCCGCTCTCCGTGTGTGACGCCATCGGCATCCCGTGGCGTGGCTCCAGGGTCACAGACGCGGTGATCACCCGGGCTACACCGGGTCAGGTCAAATTGCTGAACCGGCTGGGTATCGCCGACGCCCCGAACCTGTCAAGGACTAGGGCCAAGACGATCATCGACTACACGCTGTCGAGATCCAAGGCCGGGCTCGCATCGCCGAAACAAACGAGTCACCTCATAGCGAATGGAGTAGAACCCGAACAAGCGCGTGCAATGTCGAAGAAGGAAGCATCTGATTTCTTGAGCAAACTTTGGGGGAAACGATGATCATCGTCGGACGCGGATGGGGTGACCCAGAAGACTGGCAAGACGAAGAAGACGACGATACCGAGGACGACATTTTCGATCCCGACCACTGGTTCTGGAATACGTTCAACAACATCGACGAGGAGGAAGAAGATGATGGCTGACATCCTGCCTGAAGACCTTGACAGCGACGTGGACGAATCCGAGTTCGACGACATCGACGATCCAGACGATGTGGATCTCGACGACGACTACGACGACCTGGACGACCTCGATGACCCGCTCGACGACGACGAAGACTGGGACATCGACATCAACGAAGACGAGGATGACGAGTTCGAGGACGACGACGACCTTGACTACGAGGAGTAACGGATGCGTTCTGCGATTCTGCTTCTAGCCTTGTCAACTCCATGCTTCGCCGACGACGCCAAATCTTTGTTCGCGCGTGCCCAAAGCATCTGCGATAAGCAAGGAGTTCCAATCGTCTACGTCGCCGGTGAACCGTTCACGTTCGCCATGCAGTACGTGAGTGGCATTGATCAGATCGAGATCAATGTCAACGCGTCCCACTGGCGAAACCCCGATTTCAGCCGCCGAGAAGGGTTCAGGAACCGCGTCTTCAGCAGCGATGACCTCGACCACCTGATCAGGCACGAGATCGGCCACAGGCAGGTCGCGGTTCACCTGGGTGCCGCGAGGTTCTCGGAACTTCTCAGGACACCGGTGCCACTGTCCTCACGGCGGATCACCGAGACCGTGAGTAGCTATGCATGTACGAACTCTGCTGAGTTTTTGGCCGAGTGTTACGCAGCCATTTGGGATCGACGCCCGATTCCCAAGGACGTTTACGATGTCTACGTGTCGCTATGGAGACCATGATGAGCTACCGTAGTGGCCCGACGTGGGCATGCCCTAGCCTGTTCTCGGCCACCCACGACCTCGACAAATGCCGCGTGTGCCGTTTCAGGTTCGCGGAGTGGTCGGAGGTGAATCACCCCAGGAGTCGTCCACCCAATGAGCCGTGGTGGCGGCGTGTGCTGAGATGGATCAAGGAGACGTTCTAACCAAGTTTCCGACGGAAACCAGGAGGTATTATGTTTGACGTGACTGAGGTGCGGCTAGGCAAACTTCTAGCGTTCGTGCGCGGCGAGTTTTACCCGTATTCGCCCGGAATGTCGGTCCATCGCAACCGAACCGACGGATTGATGGGCGATATGGTCGAACTGGAGCGGCGAGGACTTGTTCGCAGGAAGCACGAAGACGACTCGCGGATCGATTGGGGGCCGGTTGCCGAGCCGACCGATGGATTCCAGGCACGAGAGAACCGTCGCCATAGGATCGCGACGATCGTGGCCGGCATGATAAAAGAGAGTCGTGACGGCATGTTGTACAAGGACATCGTCAAGGAAGCCGTCTTCATCGACGACTGTATTTGCGAAGCAACAGAATGAAAGTCCTTCTTCTGCAACTCGATGGCAAGATCCCGAACATCGCCCTGATGCGGATCTCTGCCCACCACAAGGCCCTCGGCGATGAGGTTGAACTTCGTCATGCGCCGAACGTCCGAAGCGTGGAGCTCCGGTATTGGGAACACCCAGACCTGGTCTACGCTTCGGCCATATTTGAGCGCACGCGTCCTGTCGCGGATCGTCTTCGCCTAGCGAGGCCAAACGCGATCATCGGTGGCACCGGCGTCGATGTCGCGCTCAGCCTCGAAGACATCGGGATCACCACCAGGGAGCAAGACTATTCGATCTACCCGAAGTGGAAACAGTCGATTGGCTTCACGCAGAGGGGATGCAGGCTCAAATGTCCGTTCTGCGTGGTGCCCATCAAGGAAGGCAAGGTCCGCAAGGATAGGACGATCGATATGCTCTGGCGTGGTGATCCTTGGCCCCGAGAACTGATCCTCCTTGACAACGACTTCTTCGGTGAGCCATCGTGGCCATCTCAGATCGAGGCGATCCGTGACGGCAAATTCAAGGTGTCCTTCAACCAGGGCGTGAACGCCCGGTTCCTCACCGACGAGACAGCAGCGGCTATCGCCTCCGTGGATTACCGCGACGACCAGATGAAGACCAAGAGGATCTACACGGCCTGGGACAACCGCAAGGACGAGCACCGCCTGATGACCGGCCTGGAACTCCTGGTGAAGCACGGCGTCAAGCCAGACCAGATCATGGTCTACATGCTCATCGGGTACTGGGACGGCGAGACACACGAGGACTGCGAGCACCGTAGACGCAAGTTGCGGGAGTTCGGGGCCAGGCCGTACCCGATGCCTTATGTGCGAACCAAAGAAACCGTCGGCTTCCAACGGTGGGTTGTGGGTGCCTACGACAAACGCGTGCCATGGGATGACTGGGTACGCGCGAACTATCAACCCAGACAACTTGGGAATCATCAGGAGGCACAACTTCTATTTCAGTGAGGCCAGTCTTTTGGGTTCCGGTTTCGGCCGGCGGTTTTCCCCTGGGCTCAGCCGCAAAAACCCGGGGTGACAGGGGCTAAGCGCGTGAGCGCCACTCCCTCATTGGCACGGGGTTAAAACCTCCCCCAGTGACACGATCGTGCAGCAGAGGCGAACGACTGAGTCGAAACCAGTTTCTCCCTGTGGGGAGTTTTCCAGGCAACGGGCCGGGTAGTTGATCTCGGCACAGGGGCTACGTCCTGGTCCACCAAAGTGATACCACTAGGTGAAAAAAACTCGGAGCGAAGACGAAGTCCGTGTCTGAAACAGCCAGCGAATAGCAAGACCCAGAAGACACAAGAACGTACTAAGATCACAGAGGGAAGCCCCCGTTGCGCGCCGAGCCATGAGTCTTTAAAGGAGAACGAGGGTGGTCGATGTCAAGATGATCCAGATGTACGCCAAGAGGAACGCAACTCTCAAGGCGATGGGATACTCGTCCTACGACGCTTACCTGCGCGGAGACGAGTGGGCGATGATCAGAGATTACGTGCTTCGCAGGAACAAGAAGTGTTCGCTGTGCGGTGGAGAAGCGACACAGGTTCACCACGGAGATTACGATGAGGCATCGCTTCGTGGAAGGAAGCGAGGTTCCCTCTATCCTATCTGTGGAGTGTGTCATGGCTTTATCGAGTTCTGCGATCATACAGGAAGAAAACTCGATCCTTGCGAATCGACGACCAAACTTCGTCGCACCCTGTTCAACATGAAGAACGGACTGAAGGAGAGAAACAAAGCGGAGGCCAGGATTGCACACCAGCAGGCCGCTGCTAGACGAGCGGAGAGGAAGAAAAGGCACGAATTACTGACAGCACATCAGCAAGAGGCGAAGAAAAAGAAACGGGAAGACCGCGAGGCGTACGAGGCTTATATGAGAAGCACAAGAGAAGAGAGGCGTATGCTCGCGAAGTCGCGGCCACCTCGCCCAAGCGTTCCGTCTCTCCCCAAAGGGAGGACGTCTGGGCCACCGATCGACCTCAGAGGTCGGAGAGGGCGACCCACAGAATCTCCCGCCACAGCAGTATAGGTGACCCGTAATGCCCTGCGTGCGCGCTCATGCTACTACAGCTTGTAGTACACCCTGGAGAACGAATTCTCCAGGGTCCCCGATGAGCGATTTCGGCCATCCAAAAAATCTTTTGAGATTGCTATTGCTTGAATTCTGAGTCTGGATTAAAGTCTGAATCGTTCGAGGAAGAACACGAGGACGAAGGAGTCAAGGAATGCTGGTTTTAAAGCGAAGGATCGAAGAGGAGATCTGGATCGAAACGCCTGCCGGCCGTGTGGTCGTGAAGGTTATCTGTCCAGGCACGAACGTGGTGGCGTTGGGCATCGAGGCCCCGCCATCGATCGCCGTGGATCGAAGAGAGGTCGCTGAAGCCAAGGCACGCCACGCTGGCGCGTGAACCACAGTGATGTGGGAGGAGACGAGGATGTCAGAGGGGACGACGCTGTCCGTGGCGGATGGCAGGGTGATGCGTGTCTTGTTCACGGGGTCACGGACGTGGAATGCGTTCGATTTGGCAGTAAGCATACTGGGTGGGATGACCGCGTCATACCAGTGCAGGATCATCGTCATCCACGGGGACTGCACCGGAGTGGATGCGGCTGTCAATCGTGCCGCCAAGTTCTGCGAACTCGCGTTTGAGCGGTTCGAGGCGCATTGGAACGACTTGGATCATCCTCTGGCTGTCATAAGGACCGGGCGCTACGGAAAACCGTATAACGCAAATGCCGGCCCTTGCCGCAATCAAGCCATGGTTGATGCCGGCGCCGATGTCTGCATCGCGATTCACCGCGACTTGCTGAAGTCTAAAGGCACATGGGACTGTGCGAAGCGCGCCATGAAGAAGCGGATACCGACATGGCACTTCAGGACGGAAGGCGTGTCGCCGCTGAGAATACGATCTCTCTCGCGAAGCAAGATTGAGTACGAGGTAAATGCATGAGCATTAAATCTGGGATTTACTGTTGGCTCTGCGTTTGCAGTGGCAAGAGGTACGTCGGGCAAACCAATAATTTGGAGTGCAGGCGATCCGAGCACCTGCGCCATCTTAAAGGAAATAAACACCGAAACAGGTATCTCCAGCGCGCGTGGAACAAGCATGGTCCAGACGCCTTTGAGTTCCAGATTCTTGAACGTGTCGAGGATATCGGGCAACTGACATGCCGCGAACACCATTGGATGAATTATTACGAGTCAGATGCCCCCGGATCTCTGTACAACATGTGCACAGCGACTGGGGCGACACGAGGAATAAAACCCTCGGCGGAAACAAAACTCAAGATGTCGGAATCACACAAGGGCAAAACGCATACACCTGAGACAATCGCCAAGATATCGGCTGCGCACAAAGGAAGAAAGTTTTCTCAAGAGGCGATCGCCAAAATGTCGGCATCGCTCAGGGGCAGGAAACTGTCTCCAGAACACCGCGAAAAATTGTCGGCAGCAAGAAAGGGGAAAACGCCAACTAAGGGAATGAAGCACACCCAAGAGACCCGCGACGAAATGTCTAGGTCGCGCAAAGGGAGGAAACTCTCTCAAGAAGCACGCGCCAACATGTCGGTGGCACGAAAGAAAAGCAAACGCTCTCTGGAGGCGCTCGCCAAGATCCAAGAGGAACGCAAGGGGAAACATCTCTCTGCTGAAACGCGAGCCAAGATATCGGCTGCACGCATGGGGATGGTTCCATGGAACAAGGGGAATCCGCAGTCTCCGGAGCACAGACGCAACAATTCGTTGGCGCGCAAAGGGAGACCGTCAGGCCGGAAAGGCAAGAAGCACTCTCCCGAAACGCGAGCCAAAATGAAGGCGGCGTGGGTTCTTAGAAAACTCAGGAATGATGTCCAAGTCACAAATCTTTGTGAGGAGCACCCATGAGTGAAGAGGACGAAGGCTGGAGTACCTATGATGGCGACCGCGATTGGATCGCCACCTTTGAGGGAGGGAAGGTTCACCCCCTTGATCTGAGGCCAGAGGAGATCACGCTGTCGGATCTCGCACGCGGCCTGTCGATGCAGAACAGGTTCTTCGGTAGAACCATCTGGCCCTACTCGGTCGCGCAGCACTCGGTTCTCTGTGCGAGACAGATGTCTGGCCAGAGAGACCAGTTGGCGATGTTGTTCCATGATGCCGAGGAAGCGTACCCGCCCGGCGACATTCCCAGGCCGAGCAAGAGGCACCCCGCGTACAAGGCGCTCGTCGAGATCCAAGAACGCAATCGTCGGATGATCTTCGAGAGGTTTGGCATCCCTGCTCTGTCCGATGATTACAAGTCCGTGGACTGTCGGATGCTGGCCACGGAAAGGCGTGACGTCTACCTGTGTCCGAATCCGCACTGGTCGTCGGATTACGAGCCATTCGGGATCAAGATCGTGCAGTGGAGTCAGGAAGAGGCAATGCGGACATGGCTCGGGACCGCGATTGCTCTCCTGGCCGGGAAGGAGTACCCATGGTGTCTCCAGTGATGCACGAAGAGGCCGAGAAGTTGGTCGTCATAGTCGCGGGCAATCTCTGTAGGTCGTTCCGACGAGGCATCGCGGATCGGTCCGACCTCGAACAAGAGGGCAGGATGCAGGTGATCCTGTCGATGCGCAAGTACAAGAAGGATCTCAGCAAGGAAAGCACCTACCTGTACAAGTCAGTGAAGGGCAGGATGCTCGACGTGCTTACCGAATCCATGGGGCCAGCGAGGATTCCCTCTGACGCCCTGTACAAGACCGAGGCCCCGCCAAAATCGACTCGCCGCGCCCACGCGTTGCGGTTCAGGGACATGAAGTGCGTGTCGCCGTCGGTACTCGACAAGATGGCGAACCTAGGGGGTGACCCTGTGGTTGAACACGCCGAGCACGAAGAGTCGGTGGCGTTGACCAGAGAGTCTGTCGAGATGCTCACTCAGATCGAGAAAGCGGTCATCGAGGGACTGTTTGGTCTCGACGGCAACCCATGCACTCCGACCGCGTTGGCCCGCAGGCTTGGCGTCACCTACGAGCGGTTGATCAAGATCAGAACCCGCGGGCTCAGGAAACTCAAGATGTGGCTCAAAGACAAAGGAATCAATGATGATAGTGGGTATTGATCCAGGGCAGGACGGCGCGATCGCTTTTATTCGGCCTGGTAGTAGCGTGAATATCTGTGATGTCCACAAGATGCCGCTCTCGGGAAAAGGCGTTGATTGCGAGGCGATCTGCAAGCTCATCACGATGGCTGGGAACGTGAGTCTGGCAGTCGTAGAATGTGTACATAGTATGCCGAAACAAGGCGTGAGTTCGTCTTTCCAGTTCGGTCGCACCCTGGGTCGAATCGAAGGTGTGATCCGCACGCTTCGCATTCCTCTCGCGATGCCGACTCCGCAGGCGTGGAAAAAACTGGTGCTCGCCGGGACCAAGAAGGATAAGGATGCGGCCATCGACTACGTCAGGCGAATGTACCCGTCGGCACAACTGATCCAGCCTGGTTGCCGTGTCCCCGACCACAACATCGCAGATTCTGTTTGCCTCGCAGAATTCGGCCGCCTCATGCTACACGGAGGTGGAGTTTGAAGTCGCAGCTCAATTCAAAACGCAGGAATCGAACGCGCGATCACAGGTTGATAACCAGTGAGCCGCTGCTTTCGAGGGACGAGGAGATCGCGCTTGTCGCCAGGATCAAATCCGGCGACGAAGATGCCAAGAGGAAACTCGTCGAGGCCAATATTCGTCTCGTGATCCAGATCGCCTCCCGCGGGGCCAGATTCAGCGCGGCCTATGACCGAGACGACGCGATCATGGAGGGCATTCGCGGCCTCTATCGTGCGGTGGACAAATACGACCCGGACAGGTTCGGCGTCAAGTTTTCGACGTACGCATCATATTGGATCAGGAACTTCGTCCACAGGGGTTCGATGCGATTCGGAGAACCTGTGAGGAAGCCAGATTACCTGCACTCGCTGCACTCGAAGTGTCGCGGCATCGAGATCAAGAAAGGAAATGAGGCCGCGATCATGGAAGCCACCGGCAAGGGGCTCAGTACAGCGTCTATGCTCATCGATGCGTTCGGGAAAGAGGGGCAGCCGCTCTTCTATCCTGGCGCCCAGAGGACGCCTAGCGGGTTCGAGGATGACTGGGATAGACACGAGGGGAATTTCGTGGTCACCTGTACCGTCGAAGGCGATCAGCACAAGGTGGACGACCGAGACGAAGTCGAGTGGCTGATGCGCCTCATGGAAAACCTCTCCGAGCAGGAGCGGTTCATCCTCTACCGGAGATTCGGGTTCGTCGCCACGGAGGGCGTCCCCTGTGGCCGCGAGCCATCCTGGATTCATATCGGAGCCGAGATGAATCTTGCCGGGTATCAGGCCAGCAAGATCGGCTGGAGGGCCATTCGCAAGCTCCGCGTGTTCGCCGGGCTCGACGGCGGAGAGAACGGCGACACCCTGGATATGCTGATTGCCAAAAAGAAGCGAATGGTGTCGGGATCAACCCCGTCGCCAGGAGCCAGTGATGCTGTACCACGAGATCGTGCGTCCGACTGAATCCATCTCGGTCACCATGGGGGCCAGTACCTTCGTGGTCAGAGCCTGCCTGCTCGACTCCGGATTCAGGGCGGATGTGCTCTGCCCCCGCGGCGGAGATGTGTTCGGGTCGATCAATAGGTTCGTGCTGGCCCTCGGTGAACGTCGAATGGTTTGCTCGATGCGACGACTGCGATGGGAGGGAGTGGATGGGGTGTTTGTCAGTTTCGACGGCGACCTCGAATGGCATGTTGAGTTCGAGCCCAGACGAATCAAGATGCGAAGTTTCCGGAGCGGGAATTGATGGCACGGCGACGCCCACCCAAGCCATTGGGATTCCATCTCGATGCCGTCGAGCCGTTCATTCACCCGGAGAATGGCAAGCGATCATGTCGTTTCTGCCGTGGTCGAGTGGATTCTCCCCGTCGGACGTTCTGCTCGGCGAACTGTGTCGAACAATGGAAACTGAGCACTGACTGGAAATATCTCAGGCAAGAGTTGTTCAAGCGTCGTCACGGACGGTGTGAGAAGTGCGGACTCGACATCCTGATGGTCGAGCCATGGTGGTGCGAGAAGCAGCTCGCCTACGCAAACAAGATCGAACGGGGAGCCAAGGAGCCGGAGTGGAAGCGGTGGAAACCACAGGTTGCCGTCGATGGAGATGGCAGGCCGTGGACGTCGGAGTTCTGGGAGAAGCAGGCTGTTTATGCGTATCGGTGGCATCTTGAAAACCATTGCGTCGGCCGTGATGCATTCGATGTTGATCATGTCCTCCCGGTAAGTATAGGCGGCTCATATTTTGAAATGAGCAATCTGCAAATCCTGTGCTTTCCGGATCATGTGAGGAAGACACGCGAGGATGGCTCGCGAATGGTTGGAAGAAAGAAGTCTCGAAACCCAAAGGAGAGTTGATCAATGGAAACGCTGATTGTGGTTCTGATGTGCGCGATGATCGTCCTGGAGCTGCTCATTCTGTCCGTGCAGTCGAGTTCGGCGAGACTCCTAGCCGACTCCCTGCTGCCCAGCGATGACGAATGCGAGGCCGAGGACCTTGACGACGACGAATCTTCGTGCGACGACTGCGACTGTGACTACCCGGAATGCGTTCGGGGTCAGGGGCCGTTGATAATCGTGCACCCGGTTTCGGTCGAGATCGAGTTTTCGGATTCGATGGCGACAAAGAAGGTGCCCCTGCTGGCGCAGCCGCACTGCGACCAGAGTCTGGCGATACTGCCCTGTGTGCACGAAGAGGGCAAGCCGAGCACCGAGGACGAACTCACCGTCGTGGTCTCGCACGTGACGCAGAACGCTTACTCGTTCTGCCTGCCGGTGGTGTCCTGCTACACCGACCTCAAGGTCGGCGAGTTCCGGGACCGGCTTCTCAGCGACGGCTGGGAAATCGACGACTCGAACTGAGCGGAGGCGCGAGATGTCGTACGCTACGGTGATTCACGTTCACATTGAAGGCCGGGATCGGGCGGTGGACGGACTCCTGGAGATATCCATGCCGTTCCCACCGATCCCCGGCATGTGCATCGACGGCATCACCGTGAACGATATCAGCCTGCGCCTGTCGATGGTCGCGTGGCACGTGAACCAGGACAAGTTCATGGTCTACACGGAGGGGATCGACCCCGAAGTGCTTGACCGCAAGGTTGAGCGAATCAAGAGGATGTTCGTCGGCCCGTGGCAGTGGTTCGAGTGCGAGCCAGAACCGGCGTCACCGCCGGCCAAAGCCGAGCCAGTGGCACCCGTGCAGCCCGAATCAAAACAGTCGGATGTTACCAAGGAAATCTACAAGAACATCATGAAGCGGCGCGGTGGCTCTCTCGAAGAACTGCGTGGCGAGCCACCGCCCAAAGAGGACCCCGATGACCCGTGATGAAGCGAAGCAATTGCTGCCTGTGATCCAGGCGTTTGCCGAAGGAAAGACAGTCGAGCACAAGTACGGCGCAAACTCTTCTTGGGAAGCCCGCAACGAGTACAGATTTGATGCCACTCCAGATAAATACCGCGTCAAGCCCGAGTCTACCCAGGTCATCGCTGCCGAGGATCTTGAGGTTGGCGACATGGTGACATCTGATGGTCGCCGATTCGATCCCTACGCGGAGTTGAAGGCTGCTCATGACGGCGGCAAGACGATTCAGATTATGATTGACCCAGAGGAGTGGGTTGACTGCGATCCGAGTCCGCTCTTTCTGAATCCCCCATCTTTTTATCGAGTCAAGCCAGACGAGCCCGAGGAGTGGGTGGAGAGATTCGTCGCCTGCGGAGACATTTTCGCAGGAAAACGCGGATATCTAAACACACGCTCAGGCGACTGGATTCAGGAGCGTTTCGGGAACCTGCCCGGCGACGAATACTACGAGGCGGTCTCCGACATCAGTCGCGGTGACGCCGTCGAAGTCTGCGAGGCCAAGAAGCAGATCAGGCCCAAGAAGGTGGTCGAGTTGCCCGCCGTCTCCCCCGAGGTTTCCGACGGAAACTTCGACCCGGTGAATCGGCCGAAGCACTACGTGAGCCACGAGTCCGGCAAGGAGTGCATCGACTATGCCGAGCACATGTCGTTCGCTCTCGGGAACTGCCTAAAATACATCTGGCGACGTGACAGCAAGGACAACATGGTTCAGAATCTCAGGAAGGGACTCTGGTATCTCGATCGAGAGATCAAGAGCCGCAAGGTTCCGAATTCTCTCTGTCTGCCCCCAGATATCGGACTTGTCCTGGATCACGAACCCGAGCCATTTCGTTCCATCATTGACCTCATCTACGAGAACGACGGCGTTCCTGGATGGGGGAGGATTGAAGAGGCACGCGACATGCTCGCCGACGAGATCAGTCGGCTCGACAAAGAGGCCGAGGCTAACAAGCCTGTGCCGACAGTGCATCACGATGGTGTTGTCACGGTCTCGGTCAAGATTCCAGAGTCGTTCTCGTTATGCTGGGATGACCGAAAACCAGAAGTCACCGAGCACCCCGATGAGTTCACCGAGGACGAAGAGGGCGAGATGCCCATGTCGGTGAATGAAGTCGAAGACTACATTCTGGGTCTTCTCAAAGAGGCTCCGCGAGACATGCGGTGGCTCAGGAAGTGGGTGTGCGACGCAGCCGGGGTTGCCCCAAACCTTTACAATTCGGTGATCCGCTGGCTTCATCACAGCGGATCGATCGAATCTTACGACGATCATTGGCAGTACGTGGGTTCTACGCCCCCTGTCTCCGAGACCATAGGAGACAAGCAGGTGTCGGTGAAGGATGTCGAGGATGAGATCATCGGTTTGCTCGTCGAGGCACCGAGACGGATCGGGTGGGTAGGGCACTGGCTGACCACACATAGGTTCATTGATCCAGATCTTGTGGTTAAGGCGATGGTCGATCTCCGAGGTCGCGGGCATCTCGTGGATGACTGTAATTTCCTGTATTACAATTGGCATGGAGTGAAATAGTGTCGGCAATAGTTGATATGACCGGCAAGCGGTTCAATAAGCTGCTTGTGGCGGGAATTCATGGAAGAAACAAGCACCGCCAGATCACGTGGGATTGCACTTGCGACTGCGGCAAACAGTGTGTCGTTCTCGGTGCCTCACTGAGAACCGGAGCCACGGGGTCTTGCGGATGCCAGAGGCGCGATACGCTTAGGGAGAACAACAGGATTCAACGGCCAGAGGTTTTGCCGGAATTCATTGTTTGCAAAACATGCGCCCTGGAGAAGCCGGCCTATTGTTTCTACGCAAGGAAGAAAAACTGGACTGGCAGAAGCGCTATTTGCAAAGACTGTGTTGGCGACAGGGTATCCAAGAAGAAGGGCACGAACCCAGATCTGCTTCGCCGATCCAAGAGAAGGTACTACGACAAGCACAAAGAGTTGATTGCTCAGAAGCATAAAGAGTACAGGGGGAGGCCAGATTACAAAGAGAAGATGGCAGTCTATCGCAGGAAATGGAATCTAGTCAAGCGATATGGAATCACTGTTCAGGATTACGATGATATGCTTGAGCGGTCCAATGGCTGCTGCGAGATCTGCAAGAGGAACTTGAGTTGCAGCGACAGTAACTGCTCGCTCCGACCAGCAGTCGATCACGACCACGAGACTGGAAGGGTAAGGGGGATTCTTTGTGTCAGGTGCAATGTTGGCCTTGGGGCATTCGGAGACAGCATTTGTTGTCTCAGAGATGCCATAGACTACCTCGGGAGAAGCGACCGTGAGCAGAGGAACAGTTCAGACGGTGGACAGGGTCTCCAATACGACGGTTTATGCGACAGGAGCGTCGAGGTCGGCTGACGGCGAGGACGAGCGTTTCGAGTTGATCTCGCCGATCGGCCTCAAGAGGTTGGCCAAGACGTACGCAGAGGGAGCAGAGAAGCGAGGAAGGGCGAACTGGGAAAAAGGGATGGCTATTTCCGATTGCATCAACCGAACAATCCGCCACTGCTACGAGTATCTCTCGGGTGACCGATCCGAGGATCACTTGGCTCACGCCGCATGGGGACTGTTCGCCTCGATGCACTCGGAGGCGATGTGGCCCGAACTCAATCGCGGCATGCTTCGCAGTCCAGGCTGCGTTGCTCCTGGCACGCCAGATTACAAGGACCCGGTGGATGAGGGTGAGTACCACGAGTCGGTCAAGAACCAGGTAAACATGAGGATGATGGAAGAGATTCACCCGGCTCTCGAATCGAGTGGGTTCTCGATCTGCTAATCGTGTCCAAGGAGATGGTGGACGTGACCAAGCATCTTGAAGATCGCGGCTACGTGATCAACTGAGGAGGCCGCGCATGAATACTCTGTGTGTCGTGGTGATGGTTGCTGGGAGCGGATTGATCGCTGGAACCTGCGGGGTGTGGACTGCTATCGGCGTGTCTTTGATGGTCGTCG